CGGGTAGGTAAAGAGTTCGAGACAGCCGATAAACGGACGGTCTCACGTGCAGAAGGAGGACAGGTTATGATGAACCGTATGGGTAGGATGGCCCCAGTTGCCCCGACCGGCGGACCTGCACAGGTCCGTTACGCCAAGGGTGGCTCGATTGATGGTTGCGCCAAGAAGGGCAAGACCAAGGGCAAGATGGTCACGATGGCTCGTGGCGGCTCTTGTGGGATGAAGAAGGGTAAGTGACATGCGCCCAATTCAGGTGAGTGTGTCGGACGCAAGCGGGGGCGCGAAGAACTCGAACCCCGCTGTGCTCGACTATTACGGCCAGTTCGGTGTTGCCCTCCAAGTGGTGGTCACCGGTACGGCCACGTACACGGTCCAGCAGACGCTCGATAACCCGCTTGAGGCTGGGGTCACTCCGACTTGGTTTGACCACCCAGACGTCAACATGGTGGCCCAGACGGTCAACCGGCAGGGGAACTACGCCTACAACCCGGTCGCTCTTCGCGTGCGACAGACGGCGGGTAACGGCAGTGTTACCTTAACCGCGCTGCAAGTGGGTCTCCATCCGTAATGTCGGTGGGGCTGTACAGCGGGGTATCCGGGCTGGCGCTCGGCACGGGGCTTTATCGCAACGTGTCCGGGCTGTGGTCCGGCTCGCCCGGTCTGTTGGCAAATTTCGGTACAGGGGGCGGGCTGCCGACAGACGGCTCGCCAACCCTGATCGTCGATTTTGTGCTGTCCAGCACTTCCGCCAGCCCTTCACTCATTACCGACTTCACCACCGGCAGTTACGCCACGACCGTTCGCGACCCGGTGTTCCCGAACGACTTCGTCGATATTCAGGTCTGGATTTAACCAATGCCCCTAGTCAGTCGAACCTTTGACCAGTTGTTCAACTTCACGCGCACCAGCGCGGCGACGTTCGTTGGTAGCAATGGCCTTGTGCAGGTTACCCCGGCTTCGAAGAACGTCCTGACCTTCACGCAGGAGTTGGACAACGCTGCGTGGACCAAGACGTCTGTGACGATCACCGCGAACAGCACTGTTGCGCCGGATAGCACATCGACGGCTGACACGGTCACAGCGGTCGCCGCCGCTAGTATCCACACGGTTTTTGTCGCCGCGACGAACCTTGCGGGTGCGACGCAATGGACGGCTTCGATCTACGCCAAGGCTGGAACCCATGGGTTCATGCAAATCCTCCATGCTTCAAACCCGGACTATTTCGCCAATTTTAACCTGACGACTGGCGTCGTTGGTACGAAAGGCGTGGGTGTCCCGACGAGCACCATTACTCCAGTCGGTGACGGCTGGTATCGGTGCAGCATGACGTTTACCCCCGCAGCAGCGTCTACCATTCGTTTCAATGTCGTATCGTCAGCTTCCGCTGTGTACAACGAGTCGTGGACCCCGGCAGGCACCGAGACCTTTTTCCTGTGGGGCGCGCAGGCGGAGATCGCCGCTGCACCCACTTCGTACGCCCGCAACTTCGGCGGTGTGTTCCCGCCCCGGCTTGACTACAACCCGGTGACGTTGCTCCCGCGCGGCCTGCTGGTTGAGCAGCAGTCGACGAATTTGCTGCTACGCAGTGAGGAGTTCGATAACGCGTACTGGACGGCTTCTGGCGTCACCGTCACTGCCAACACATCTGTGTCGCCGGACGGCGCGACGACCGCCGATACGTTTGATGATGGCGTTACCACCGGGCTGCACCGCGTGTTCCGCACCAGCCTCACCATGACCGCCGCCGCGCAAACAGTTTCATGTTATGTTAAAGCTGGTACCGGCACTTGGTTTCAGCTTTTGATGTTCGACGGAACCACATCCTTTTACGCCAATTTCAACGTCTCAACCGGCGTTGTCGGCAACAAGCAAGCGTCGGCTACGTCGTCAATCGTACCTATGGGCAACGGATGGTATCGTTGCATCCTGACGGCGACGACTGCCGCGACCGCCGCCGGGAATTTTCAGCTTGTACCGCTGGACGCCGATACCGCAGCGCCCACGCCTTCTTTCACCGGCACTAACCGAACTTGGTTTGTCTGGGGCGCGCAGCATGAAGTTTTGCCATTCGCATCCAGCTACATCCCCACGGTTGCCAGTCAGGTGACGCGGACGTCGGACCAAACGACAATCAGCGCGCCGAACTTTGCCTCGTGGTACAACCAGCCCGAAGGTACGCTCTTCGTCGAGTTCTCTGTGCTCGGAATTAATACCGTCTCCGAAACGCTTGCGATGTTGAGCGACAACACAGCTAACAACATCCTGCTCCCGTTCGTTAACTCCGGGGGGACATCTTTCGTCAACGTCATTTCAGGTGGGGTGACATCGGCCAACCTGAACACGGGCGCGGTCACTGTCGGTGCGGTTTCGAAACATGCTTCGGCCTATCTGGCTAATGGTTTCGCCGCTACCCTCAACGGCGCTGCGCCTGCTATCGACTCGGCTGGCGCGATTCCTGTTGGTGTGAACACCCTCAACGCCGGTTGGAGTGCTCCGTATGGGGGCTTGTTCCTGAACGGCCATATCCGGTCGATCCGCTACTACCCGATCCGCCTGTCGAACACGGCGCTGCAAGCCCTGACGGCCTAAGGAGACACATATGGACCTCTACCTCAAGGCGACCACCAAAGCGGAGATGGACACCGCCCTGACCACTGCTGGCGTGCTCGTCGACATTGATGGCGAACTCTACCCGGCAGTGGGTGTCAGCGTCGATACCATTGGCCCGTTCACCCGCATCGACTACAGCGTCACGCCACCGGTCGAGACCAACTACCCGGACTGGCATGTCAACATTCGGTCGTACGAACTGACCGAAGATCAGATCGACATGCTGGCCCCGTTCACACTCCCAGCGCCAACCCTGCCGTTCCGCGTCTGGGCATAGGAGGACTATATGCGACCGAGCCGTGGTATGGGTGATATGCGGGCCTCAAAGATGCCCAAGGGTAAGATGGTTCGCCGGAAGGACAACCCCGACGAGGTGACCGTCTACGCCAAGGGTGGCAGCACCAACTTCATCCAAAAAGCAATCAAGAAGCCCGGTGCCCTGCGTAAGCAGATGGGTGTTAAGAAGGGTGAGACCATCCCGGCTAAGGAGTTGGCCACCGCCGCCAAGAAGCCGGGGAAACTCGGCCAGCGGGCACGGTTTGCTCAGTTGCTCTCCAAGATGCGGAAGAAATGATGTGGCTAAGTCGCGCGCCGTGAAGACCCCCAAGGTCCGCGCGTCCGCGCGTCCGCCGAAGAAACCCGGCAAGCCCCGTCTGGGTCCGCCGCTCAAGCAGTTTAAGCCCAACCGCCTGCCCAAGGAATTGACCTGATGGCACGTACTGATGAGGGTAAGTGGAAGCGGATCGTCGCCAGTGTGAAGGCCAGCGACAAGGGCGGGAAGCCCGGTCAGTGGTCCGCGCGCAAGGCGCAGCTTGCCTCTCAGAAGTACAAGAAGTCGGGCGGTGGATACCGTGGCGAGAAGACCGAGGCGCAGAAATCACTGTCGAAGTGGACCAAGGAGGACTGGGGTACCCGGTCGGGCAAACCCTCCACCCAAGGACCTAAGGCGACCGGCGAGCGGTACCTGCCGAAGAAAGCACGTGAATCTCTCTCGGCTTCGGAGTATGCTGCTACCACGAAGGCCAAGCGCGAAGGCACACGACAGGGTAAGCAGTTCGTGAAGCAGCCCCAGCGCATCGCCAAGAAGACGGCAAAATTCAGGTAAGCATGTAGGAGCCAAGGATGCCAAACGCACTGTACCCCCTCTGGAAGCAGCAGCTTTTCAGCTTCACTGCCAACAACAACATGTCCACGGGCACCGTGAACGTCGCTCTGATCGACACCGGCACCTACACGTACAGCGCGGCGCACCAGTTCTGGTCGTCGGCCTCGGGGTCGGTTGTTGGGACGCCTCAGGTGATCGGCACCAAGACCTTTACCAACGGGGTGTTCGACGGCGCGGACGTGACATTCACAGCGGTGACCGGCAACTCTGCTGAGGCACTCATCATCTATATCGACACCGGCACTGCCGGTACGTCGCCGCTTGTGGCGTTTATCGACACGGGCGTTACCGGGCTTCCAGTGACACCGAACGGCGGTAACATTGCCATTACGTGGAACGCGTCCGGTATCTTTGCCCTCTAGCCCATAGGGGGCCTAGATGGCTTTTGGAACGCCGGTTAGTGGCGCAGCAGCATATTCCGCTGCGTCAGGTACTTCCATATCCGTGCCATATCCGGCGGGGATTACCGCTGGGCAACCCGTCCTTCTGTTTGTCGGGCAGAAGGGTTCTGCGATCAACGGTGGTACGGTCACGACCCCCACCGGATGGACGCTTATTGGCAGTATAATCGGGGCGGGTGGCTACGACGCGCTACCCACCGCCGACACTGGCGATACCAACCTCTTCATCTACAGAAAAAACACAACTGGCGGTGAGACAGGTAACCTCGCGGTCACTGTTGGCCAGAACGACGTGTCGTGGGGGTTCATTACCCGAGTACCCATCGGCCTAGACGTCACAATATCCTACGGTTTTGCCAGCGGGCAGCAGGCTACCGCCCCCACTGCCGGGGTATCGTTCGCTGTTGCTCTGGCTGACGGAACTCCGGGGCCAGCGTTGCAGAACGGGGACCTCGCCATCTGGGCGATGTGTATCCCGACTGACGTCACCACGCCTTCGCAGTTTAGCGCGAGGAGTCTGACCTCAACCGGGGCCACCATAGGCGCTGCGACCGAGATCAACGAACCCGATAGCTCGAACGGCAACGACATCGGGGGCTACAGTGCCTATGCTTCCGTAACAGCAGGGGCGAGTTCGGTCTCGCCAACGGTGAACACCACCGCCACCGGCACGGTGACCAACGTGCGCGGGCCTATAGCTCTTGTGCGCCTGCGCGAAGTGCCCACGGGTAACCAGACCCTTGTCCCCGCTCGATTCAACAATACGAACAACTTCTTCGCTGCGACGGTCACCCGTGGCACGGTGACGCTGACCCCGGCGCGCTTTGACAACACGAACAACTTCTTCGCCGCGACGGTGGCGGCTACCAACACACTCACACCCGCCCTGTACACCAACCCCAACAGCTTCTTTGCTGCGACGGTGACACAGGAAGGGGGCGGACAGACCCTCACCCCGGCTCTGTACACCAACCCCAACAGCTTCTTCGCCGCCACGGTCACCCCCGGCGCGGTGACGCTCACCCCTGCTCGGTTCGATAACTCGAATACGTTCTACGCCGCCACGGTCACCCGTGGCACGGTGACGCTCACCCCTGCCCTGTACACCAACTCCAACAGCTTCTTTACCGCGACAGTCACTCCCGGCACGGTGACGCTGACCCCTGCCCGATTCGATAACTCGAACACCTTCTATTCTGCGACGGTCGTTCGCGGCACGGTCACACTCACCCCCGCTCGGTTCGACAACTCGAACACCTTCTATGCCGCCACGGTCACCCCCGGCGCGGTGACACTCACCCCTGCTCGGTTCGACAACTCGAACGCCTTCTATTCCGCCACGGTGACACAGGAAGGGGGGACGCAGACCCTCACCCCTGCGCGGTTCGATAACTCGAACACCTTCTATTCTGCGACGGTCACTCGTGGCACGATCACGCTCACCCCGGCTCTGTACACTAACCCCAACAGCTTCTTCGCTGCCACGGTCACTCCCGGCACGGTCACGCTTACACCTGCTCGGTTCGACAACGAGAACATCTTCTATTCCGCCACGGTGGCTCAGAGCAGGACCCTGTTTCCTGAGCTATTCGACAACATCAACACCTTCTACACCGCTGATGTTGCCTATGTGTTGGTGCCACCGCCACCGGTTGCTGGGGATATATTCTTTCCGACCCTTGTGCGTCAGGGGCAACCGGTGCCCAACTGGACCCCGGATGGGTCGGCAAGTAGCTCTGGTTTCGTACCCGGAGCGCCCCCTATTCCGCCAGATTGGACGCCTATGGCGGCATCAGCCAACAGCAATTTCGCCCCCATTCCCGCCGCGACTAGCTCGGACTTCACACCTACGCAAATTAGTGCTAACGGCGTATAGGAGAAGGAAGGAAAATCTTCATGGCCTCGACTTCCGGCACCACCAGTTTCAACCTCAATCTCAACGACCTCGTCGAAGAGGCGTTTGAGCGGTGCGGTGCCGAGCTTCGCACGGGCTACGATCTGCGCACGGCGCGGCGCAGCCTCAACCTGCTGACCATCGAGTGGGCCAACCGGGGTATCAACCTGTGGACCATTGACGAAGGCACGATACCGTTGGTCGCCGGACAGGCTGAGTACGGTATGCCGGTCGATACCATTGATATTATTGACCATGTCGTGCGTACGCAGACTGGGCAGGGTCAGACGGACATCAACATCTCGCGGATCAGTGTCGATACCTACTCGACGATCCCCAACAAGAATGCCCAAGGGCGACCGATCCAACTCTGGTATCGCCGCCTCAGCGGGCAGGACGAGGGTGGCGGTGCCATCCAATATCCCACGATCAACGTGTGGCCTGTGCCCGATCAGAGCAACTACTACACTCTGGTGGTATGGCGGCTCCGGCGCATTCAGGACGCTGGGGGCGGGGTCAACATCCAAGACATCCCGTTCCGGTTCCTCCCCTGCATGGTGGCCGGGTTGGCATATCACCTGTCGCTCAAGATTCCCGGCGCGCTGGAGCGGTCTGCTGGGTTGAAGATGCAGTATGAAGAACTCTGGCAGCAGGCGGCAGATGAGGATCGCGAGAAGGCTCCTCTACGCATCGCCCCGCGTCAGATGTTCTACTAGGAGGAGCGATGCCCAATAACTTTGCCTCCGGCAAACGGGCCATCGCCGAGTGCGACCGATGCGCTCAACGGTTCAAGCTCAAGCAGCTTCGGCGGCTCGTCATCAAGACGAAGAACGTCAACATTCTGGTGTGCCCAGAGTGCTGGGAACCCGACCAGCCGCAGCTACAGTTGGGTATGTACCCCGTCAACGATCCGCAGGCGCTGCGCAACCCGCGCCCGGACAACAGCTATTATCAATCTGGCCTCGACACGAACGGCTTTCCGGGAGACGGCAGTCGGGTCATCCAGTGGGGTTGGGCACCAGTTGGCCTCAATGATCCGCTGGGTTTATTTGGTCTTCCGAATACGCTAATAGGGACTGGACAAGTCGGTACAGTCACCGTGACAACGGAGGTATAGAATGGCTAAGGATGACATCAAGCAGGACAAGGCTATGATCGGCGCTGCTGTCCACAAACACGAGCGTCGGCTTCACCCCGGTAAGTCGGTGACCAAGCTGGCGAAGGGCGGCAAGACGAACGCCCAGATGCTCAAGATGGGACGCAATCTCGCAAAGATTGCCAACCAGAAGCGCACGAGCCGCAGCGTCCCGAAGAAGGGTATTTGATATGGCCAAGTTCAGCATGAAACGTGGCGGCAAGGAGGTTGGTCCGGCCAGCGTCTACGCCAAGCCCCACACCATGTCGGGCAGCACCAATATCGACCTCGGCAACAACGGCTACCCCAACAATGTCGCCAACACCCAGACGCAGAAGACGCGTGGCACGGGTGCGGCAACCAAGGGTACCGGGCACAGCACAAAGATGGGTTAAGCCGTGAACTACGCTGAACTGTTCGAGACGATCAAAGGGTACGTCGAAAACGACTTCCCCGACACCGCATGGACCAACTCTGCGGGAACGGGGACGGTTACCCTGACGTCGACCGAACAGATCAACACGTTCATCCAGCAGGCCGAGCAGCGGATATACAACACCGTCCAGCTTCTCGTCCTGCGCAAGGACGGCACCGCCACGACCACCATCGGCAACCAGACTCTAGCGACACCAGCCGACTGGCTGGCGAACTACTCGGTTGCGGTGGTGGACCCGGTGTCGGGGGATTACACTTTCCTGCTGAACAAGGATGTCAGCTTCATCCGGGAGTCTTTCCCCAACCCGAACACGACCGGCACGCCCGCCTATTACGCCATGTCCGACGAAAATTCGTACATTCTGGGGCCGACGCCAAACGCTATCTACACCGTCGCGATCAACTACTTCTATTACCCCGAGTCGATTGTGACGGCGAGCACCACGTGGTTGGGTGAGAACTTCGACTCCGCGCTGCTCTATGGCTCACTGCTCGAAGCCTACACCTTCATGAAGGGTGAGCAGGATGTCATCGCCGTGTACCAGAGCCGGTATGAGGAAGCGATGGGTCTGCTCAAGCAGCTTGGCGATGGCAAGAACCGGCAGGATATGTTCCGCACGCCGCAGGTGAGGTACCCAGTCCGGTGAGCATCTCTCAGACCCTCTGCACATCCTTCAAGCAGCAGATGCTGCTCGGCGTCCACGACTTCCGGGTCGGTGGGGATACGTTCAAGTTGGCGCTCTACACCAGCTTGGCGGACATCGGCGCGGCGACGACGGCCTACACCACCACTGGGGAGATCAGCGGTACGGGTTATTCTGCCGGTGGCGTCACTCTGACAAGCCTTGGCACGGGTGCAGACAATGGGGTTGGGTTCACCAGCTTCGCCAACGCAGCCTTCCCCGGCGCGACCTTCACCGCCTACGGCGCTCTGATCTACAACACCACGCCTTCGGCGCTCGGGCCGACCGGCAACGTCCTCGTCAACCCAGCCGTCTGTGTGCTCGATTTCGGTGGTGCTAGGACGGTCACGGCGAACACGTTCACCATTCAGTTCCCGGCCAACAACGCGGCGAACGCAATTGTAAGGATAGCATAATGGCCAAAGGCTCTCCATGGATGGATGTAGCTCAGAAGCATATGGGTCTGCGAGAAGTCCCCGGCCCGAAGCATAGCTCGGTCATCCTGCGCTGGCTGCGCGACCTCAACGCGTGGTGGTCGGAAGATGAGACCCCGTGGTGCGGCACCTTCGTTGCCCACTGCATGAAGGAAGTCGGCCTCCCGATCCCGAAGCTGTGGATGCGCGCCAAGGAGTGGTCGACCTATGGCTCGCTGCTGCGCGTTGACCGGCTCGCCCCCGGTGCCATTTTGGTGTTCAACCGCCAAGGTGGTGGGCATGTTGGCTTCTATGTCGGTGAGGATTCGGCCTATTACCACGTCCTCGGTGGCAACCAGTCCAATGGCGTGAACGTCATGAAGCTCGCCAAGAGCCGTCTCACGGCATCGCGGTGGCCGAAGGATATTCCCGTTGTCGGTAAGCCAGTATGGCTTAATTCAAATGGGACCCCAGTGTCCCGCAACGAGGGGTAACCCGATATGTCCAAGAACGAACTCTACGGCGTCGTCCGTACCATTCTCGCTGCTGCTGGCGGTGTCGCTGTCGGCAAGGGTTGGGTAGACTCTGAGACCGCCGTGTCACTCGCGGGTGCTTTCGCAACGATCTTTGTCGCCGCATGGTCGGTCAAGTCGAAGCGCAGCAAGCCCGCCAACTGATAATCCAGAATAGGGTATAGCCATGCCGAGCACTTATAGCTCCCTCAAAATCCAGTTGATGGCAACTGGCGAGAACACCACGACGTGGGGCACCGTCACCAACACGAACCTCGGCACGGCTATTGAGGAGGCCATCACTGGCTCTGCGGATGTCACTTTTGCCTCCGGCGATGTGACGCTGACCCTCACTGACACCAACACCACACAGACTGCGCGCAACCTACGGTTGAACCTGACCGGGACGACTGGGGGTGCGCGCAACCTGATCGTGCCCGCCATCGAGAAACTCTATCTCGTCAACAACGGCACGGCGGACGCCATCACCGTCAAGAATGTGACCGGTACAGGCATTGCGGTGCCTGCGGGCCGGACGATGTTCGTCTTCAACACAGGCATCAATGTCGTCGATGTCGTCACCTATGCGAGTTCGCTGACCCTTGGCTCGGCCCTCCCAATCGCCTCTGGCGGTACTGCGGCTACGACCGCGTCGGGTGCGCGCACGTCGCTGGGTGCAACCACTCTGGGCGGCAACCTCTTCACGATCACCAACCCCGGTGCGATCACCTTCCCCCGCTTCAACGCGGACAACACGGTATCTGCGCTGAACGCCGCTGATTTCCGCACCGCAATCGGTGCGGGTACTGGCACTGGCACGGTCACCTCGGTTGGCGGTACTGGCACGGTCAACGGCCTGACGCTGACGGGCACCGTCACCACCTCTGGGTCTCTAACCCTTGGTGGTACTCTGTCTGGTGTAAGCCTCACCACTCAGGTGACCGGCACGCTCCCTGTCGCCAACGGCGGGACCGGGGCTACGACCCTCACTGGCGTCGTCATCGGCAACGGCACCTCTGCCTTCTCCGTTAAGACTAACCCTTCGGGTGACTTCGTCGGTACCACCGACACCCAGAACCTGACGAACAAGACCATGACGACGGGCAACGCCATCAACGCCGGGACGTCCATCAGCGACACTGGCACCATCGCGGCGTCCTCGCCGGGGTTCCGTGGCACACCGTTCAACAGCCAGACTGGGGCCTATGCCCTTGTGCTGACCGATGCGGGTAAGGCTATCCCCAACACCACGGGCGGCTGGACCATCCCGGCCAATGCCAGTGTGGCGTTCCCAACGGCCACCACCATCGTGCTCATCAACACCAGTGCAAGCCCGCAGACTGTTGCGATCACCAGTGACACGCTACGCTGGGCTGGTGTCGGCACCACTGGTACGCGTACCCTCGCTGCCTATGGCGTTGCCACCATCGTCAAGGTCGCCGCGACCGAATGGTACATCACGGGGGCTGGTCTGTCGTGAGTGGGGTTCTGGCTGTCCTCTTGGGCGCGGCACCGGACGCGTTGATTACGATCTCTAACCAGAGCATCACTGATGCAACTGGCGGTGCTCGCAACGCAACCGCAGGCTACCGTCTGACCTCTGGTGGGCAGGCCCAGTCGCAGATCAACCTCACCTTCACCACTCTTGAGCAGTGGTGTACGCCGACGTCGCAGGCCAGCAATTATGAGGTGTTGGTCACCGTGACGAGCGGGTCTCTCAGCACCGGCACTGCGGGGTCTTGGCTGGCGCTGTCGTCCACCCAGACTTGGACGCGCACGGCCACCATCGGTACCGCCAATACCTGCGTCTTCACTGTGGAAATCCGACGCGTTGGCACGTCCACCGTGCTCGATAGCGCCACCATCACCCTTGAGGCGGATGCGACCTGATGCCCTTCATCAAGCTCCAGTTCAAACCCGGCGTCAACCGCGACCAGACCGACTACTCGAACGAGGGTGGCTGGTACGAGTGCGACAAGGTCAGGTTCCGCTCGGGTTATCCTGAGAAGATTGGCGGCTGGGTAAAGGCTACCCCGAACGCCTTCATCGGCGTGTGCCGCCAGATGTGGAACTGGGTGACGACCTTCTCCGACAACCTGCTGGCCCTCGGCACCAACGAGAAGGTCTACATCGAGGTCGGGGGTTACTACTATGACATTACCCCGTTGCGGACGAGCACGCCGACGCTAACGTCGCCGACGACCAACAACTGCATCTTCCTGACTCCGGGGTCCACCACGGTTACGGTGACGTTGCCATCAGTGCATGGCCTGTCGACTGGCTCCTATGTTCAGATTTCCGGCATTGTCGGTCCGCTGCTGGGTATCCCCTCGTCGGAACTCAACGGTAACCATCAGGTCACGGTCGTCGACACCTTCACCTTTACCTACACTGTGACTACGCCAGCAGGCAGTTCACCGTCCCTCGACGTGTCGTTCACCTCGACCACCTACGGGTTTGAGGCGCTCACTGGCGGCATGGGCGGCACAGCCATCACCATCGCGTTCGAGATCGCGCCGGGTAACGCCATCACTATTGCCGGTCTGGGCTGGGGCGTGGGTGCGTGGGGTCGTGATAGTTGGGGCCTCGGCACCACCGGGTCTGGCGTAAACCTCCCGCAGCGTGACTGGTGGTTCGACAACTTCGACAACGACCTCGCCATGAACATCCGCAACGGAGAAGGCTACTGGTGGGTGCGCGGCACCACTGCGGACCCTGCTACTGCTCTGGCTACCAAGGCCATCCGACTCGTGGACTACGCCGACAACGAGGGTTTCGACCCTGCGGCGGTCCCGGTTCAGATCATGCAGTTGCTGGTATCGCAGCAGGACAAGCATCTGATCGCCTTCGGCGCTGTTCCGTTCGGCTCGACGAGCACAGCGGACTTCGACCCGCTCCTCATCCGCTGGGCTGACCAAGATACGCCGGGTGACTGGACGCCCACGACCACCAATACCGCTGGCGACCTGCGCGTGTCGCGCGGTTCGAAGATCGTCCGTGCCCTCCCGACCCGGCAGGAAATCCTCGTCTGGACGGACAGCAACCTCTACACGCTCCAGTTCCTCGGCACCTCAGATGTGTTCGGGTTGCAGGAGTATGCCGACAACGTCTCGATTGCATCGCCTCGGGCGGTCGGCACGGCAGCGAACATCACCTACTGGATGGGGCAGGACAAGTTCTACGCCTACACCGGTCGCGTCGAGACGCTCCCCTGCACCCTGCGCAACCACGTCTTCAACAACATCAACTTCGAGCAGTCGGAGCAGATTATCTGCGGGACCAACGAGCAGTGGAACGAAATCTGGTGGTTCTACCCGACCGCTGACAGCGACTACAACAACGCCTACGTGGTCTACAACCACCTCGAACGTATCTGGTATTATGGCACCATCGACCGGACTGCGTGGCTCGACACCCCGCTGCGGCAGGTCCCCCAAGCTGCCAACACCCCGATCACGGTCAACGGCACGACGGTCACCACTGGCGACGGGCTACTCTATAAGCATGAGACTGGCGTCAACGACGACACGCTCCCGATGGACAGCTACATCCAGTCGTCCGACTTTGACCTCGACGATGGCGACAACTTCATGCTGACCCGGCGCATACTGCCTGATCTCCAGTTCGCTGGCTCGACCGCCACGTCCCCGGAAGTCACGTTGCAGATGCGCTCGCGCAACTTCCCCGGCAGTGCGTTGGCTTCGGACCCTGCGGATACCCAGCGGGTCATCGAGACCTCTGTGGGCAGGTTCACCGATCAGGTGTTTGTGCGCGCCCGTGCTCGCCAGATGGCAATTAAGGTCCGGTCGCAGAACCTCGACGTGCAGTGGCAGCTTGGCGCACCGCGCCTTGACGTGCGCCCTGACGGGAGGCGCTGATGGCTCTTACTCGCTTCCGGGCCGCGCCACTCCCCAACCCGCCCATCGAGTACGACCCGCAGTATGTGCGGCAACTCATCCGGGTGCTGGAGACCTACTTCTCCCAGTTGGACAGCAAGACGCCCAACTATGCCGAGTCGTACACGGCGGACTTCTTCTATGGGTCCGGCATCCACCTCACCTTTCCCTACGGCCAGTTTAGCAGCGACACGGACCAGACCGCTGCGGCAATCGACGCGGCCTACGCCCTCACCTACGACCAGTCGGACTTTTTGGATGGCGTGACGTTGAGCAACAGTTCGTGGCTCACAGTGCCCTCCGATGGCATCTATACCGTCACGTTCAGCATTCAGTTCAAGAACACCACCAACGATGTACAGGACATCGACATCTGGCTGCGCAAGAATGGTTCGGACATCCCCAGCACTAACAGCCGATTCTCTATCTCGGCCCGCAAAAGCGCAGGTACAGCGTCACATCTCATCGCGGTAACGCCCATCATGGTCCAGTTGGCTGCGGGGGATTATGTCCAGATCATGTGGCATGTCACCGATACCGGCGTGTCTATCGAACATTTCCCAGCGGTCACCGCTGTACCGGGCACGACCCCTGCGCTCCCAGCCACCCCTGCTGCGTTTGTTCAGGTCGAGTTTGTGTCGGAAGTTATGTGATATGCAGGGCTTTGGTTTTTCCTCATTTGGCACTATAAGCGTAGCCACAAGCTAGGAACGGAATGTGATGGACGTACAGTCGGCTCCGCCCCCATACATTGAAAACGATCCGCAGCAGCAGGCTGTGATCGGTAGCCCGCCGCGTCTCGGCCCGCAGGTTCCGGGCTATTCTGGGGGTTTGCCGACCAACGGTGGCCTGTCGGTTCTGTTCAATCCGATGGCTGAACAGCTTCGGAGCATGGGTCGCGACGAGGACTCGATGCTCGTCCACATGACCCCCAACGAGGTCAATAGTCTTCAAGGTCTGGCGCAGGCGGCTGGTGGTTCCCTGTCGATCAATCCCAACACCGGTCTGCCCGAAGCTGGTTTCTTGAAGAAGCTCCTTCCCACCCTTCTCGGCGTCGGACTCAATTTTGTCCTTCCCGGATCGGGTCTCGTCGCACAGTTGGGTGGGAAGGCGCTCACCGCTGGCCTGATTACGGCAGCGGGTTCAACCGCACTGACCGGCAGTCTCCAGAAGGGCCTCATGGCTGGCCTCGGTGCTTTCGGCGGTGCGTCCCTTGCGGGTGGTATCCAAGGAGCACTGGGCGGCGCAGCCGCACCGGGCACAGCTACGGCGGCAGCTACTCCGGCAGCAACGACTGCCACGGCAGGTGCAGGCGATCTTGCTTCTCAGCTTTCGCAGGCAGCGTCGGGCAACGTGCTCCCCGGTGCGGCGACACGCGCCGCAGGCACCGTCTCGCAGAACGCACTCAACACCGCCATGCGCGGTGCGGCTGGCGCAGCTACTCCAGCCGGTATGGTTTCTCAAGGCGCGCTCAATGCCGCTATGGCTGGCGGTGCTCCGGGCCTCGCAACCCCGGCTCTGGCTACTACGGCGATGCCCGCTGTCGCTCCCGCCGCTGCATCGCGCGGTCTGGCCGGGTTCACGCAGGGCTTCTCTAACACTGCTCGTGGTACGATGAGCGGCCTTGGTGCCTCGCTCGCCACCCCCATGGCTGCTTCTGGTGTGCTGGGTACACTCAGCAGCCTCGCCACTCCTTCGGGGACGGGCACCCCGCAGGGGGCTGTGGATAACTCCTACGCCGGTCCCTACTATTCGCAGCGTCGGGAGGCACAGTTTGCCCCGGCCACCGAAGACATCCTCCGGTCGTCCGCCGAGCGCGATTACTTCCCGGTCGATACACCGGAAATCTACAACGCTGCTGGCCAGCTTGTGCAGCCGGGGTCCCACACGGCACCGGGCACGCCAATCATGCAGAACATCCTCAACCCGCGCGCCCGCAAGGGTCAGCCTATGTACACCCAGCGGATGATCCCCTACATGGGTCTCCAACAGGATGAAGGCTACGCCGAGGGTGGTGAGGTCAATCTCGCCGATGGCGCTTTCGTAGTTGATGCTCGCACCGTCTCCGAACTGGGGAACGGCAGCAGCAATGCAGGACATGAGCTTCTCGCTCGGATGGGGGGTCGTCCAGTCCGGGGTCCGGGTGATGGGGTCAGCGACTCTATCCCCGCCCGGATTGGGCGTGACCAGCCTGCACGTGTTGCACGTGACGAGGTGATCTTCTCCCCAGAGGCAGTGCGTCGGGTCGGCAATGGCAACGAGCGCCGTGGCGCTGACAAGCTCTACTCACTTATGGATAAGGCTCATAAGGCACGGCGCAAATCGGAGCGCGGCAAAGACACGGGTCTGCGCCGGGGTCTTGCGTAATGGAGATCAGCCTCGTCCCTCCCAATTTCGTTGACGCCCTGTGGCCCCGGATTTTTCCCCATCTGGCGAAGGCGGCTGAATACACCTTCGGGCGCTACGAGCCGGAAGACATCCTCGAAGCTGCTATGTCTGGGGACGCACATCTGTGGATTGCCATGGATGATGAAGCCAACATCGTCGGTATCACCGTCACGCGTTTCTGGCAGTACCCCCGCAAGAAGTGCCTCGACATGGTGTTCCTCGCCGGGGACGACGGCTTTGGTTGGAAAGACGACATGCTCGCCATGCTCCGCAGGTGGGCGTCAGATGCTGGTTGTGACGCGCTAGAAGGTTCCGGTCGTCCGGGGCTGGCACGAGCTTTTCGTGATGACGGCTACCAGCTATTGTGGCAGGTGTTTGAAATCCCCGTAGCAGAGGCGGGTGTTGGAGGTCAGGATGGCTAAGGGCGGCGGTAGCAGCACGGTGCAGAGGTCGGAGGTTAGCCAGTCCAACCTCCCGGAATACGCACGTCCGTATTTCGAAAACATGATGCAGCGGTCGCAGTCGCTGCTCGGTCAGGGCTATGTGCCCTACGAGCAGGAGCGTATCGCCGGGTTCACGCCGCAGCAGCAGGCTGTGCAGCAGCAGGTAGCGGGTCTCCAAGGTCCCAGTGAGTTCGGTACTGCCGGTGGGTTGGCCACTGCCGCTGGCCTCGGTGCAATGAATGCCGGACAATATCGTCCCGGCCAGTTCAACGCCCAGATGGTCGGTGGGCCAGCACTCTACAATTTCCAGATGGAAGGCCCGCAGCAGTTTGGTTCGCAGCAAGCGGCCAGCTACATGTCGCCCTTCTTGAGCGCCGCTCTTGAGCCGCAGATGCGTGAGGCTGTCACCAGCGCACGGCGCGGTCAGGTGGCCCAAGACCTCGGCTCTGCACGTCAGGGTTCCTACGGCGGTAGCCGCCAGCTTCTGGCGTCCATGGAGCGCGAGCGCAATCTCCAGCAGCAGATGGGCGACATTCAGGCGCGTGGCCTTCAAGCAGGGTTCGAGCAGGCGCAGGGTCAGTTCAACACCGAGCAGGCGCTCCGTCAGCAGGCGGGGCAGACCAATCTCCAGTCGCTGCTTGGTGTGCAGCAGCTTGGCGCGACTACGGGTCTTGAAGCCCTCCGGGCCAACCAGCAGGCCAATCTTGAAGCACAGCGGATGCGTGAGCAGTCGCGCCAGTTCGGTGCGCAGCAGCGCCTCGCTGGCTATGGGCAGGCAGGACAGTCGGCACAGACTCTTGCCAACATCGGCACCAACCGGCAGCAGTCGGACCTCTCGCGGCTTGGCTTCCAGCAGCAGACGGCAGCGCAGAATCAGGCGCTCCAGCAGCAGTATCTCGACATGGCGTATCAGGACTTCCTGCGCCAGCGCGACTACCCGTTGGAGATGCTACAGCAGTACAGCAGCCTGCTGCGCGGCGTGCCGGTCAAACCGGACTCGACCGTTACGACTTATGCGCCCCAGCCGGGTATCGCCCAGCAGCTTCTGGGTACCGGCCTCGGTGCAGCGAGTATTTATAACATGATGCGCGGTGCGGGAGGCTGATGATGGAGACCAAACCCTATAACCTCCAGTCCCCGGAGCAGATCGCCAAGGACTATGGCGGCAACAAGCAGAAGATCGCCGAGGCGATGCAGATGGGGATTCTCGACCCCACTGCCGGTACGCTGGCGGGTATGTTCATCGACCGGATGCGCTCGGCGCAGCAGCAGGAGATGGCACCGCAGCAGACTGTAGCCCAGCAGGTGTTTGCGCCGCCGATGCCTCCGATGCCCGCTGGCCTTGGTGCTACTCCACAAGCCGCAGCTATGGCTCCCCCGCCCCCGATGGGTGCGCCCATGGGCGCTCCTCCGGCTCCGCCGATGGAAGCTATGCCTCCGCAGGGTATGGCCATGGGTGGCCTCACCTCGCTCTCGCTGCCAGACAACATGTTCGATGAGCCGGACAACGGTGGCTATGCCTCCGGGGGCCTTGTGGCGTTCGATGCAGGGGGGCAAGCACGTGTCCCGAATTATGAGGGTGGTGAAATACCGGTCACCGCGCCAGAAGAGGAAGAAGAAACGCCACTGCGGTTCCGCAGAACCCCCATCAATTCTTTGGCTTTCGATACCCCGAGGGAAATTGGTGGGTTGGGTGATACCTTGGTCGGCAACGCGGAACGTCTTCTGGAAGTCGCTCCGCGCCAGACCCAGCGTGCTCAAGAGTATGCTGCGTTCCTTGAAGGGCAGCTTGATCCTGCCGAGCGCGAACGTCGCCGCAAGGAAGACCTATGGACCGCTATCGGGCAGTTTGGTGCGCGCATGGCCTCGACCCCCGGTTCACTCTTGCAGGCCATCGGTGCCGGTGTAAGCGAAGCTGTTCCGACCCTCGCTTCCGCTGCCCGTGCGCGTCGTGGTGAAGAGCGTGAGGTCCGGCAGGCTATGCTCGCGGAAGAACGCACGGGTAACCAAGAGCTTACAGGCCGTGCAGCAGTTGCGTTGGAGATGCTTGGGCAGTTCAACAGCCTCGCAGAAGCGCGGCAAAACCGAGAGTTTGAGAACTACTACCGGACCTTGGACCGCGCTTCGCAGGAGATGCTCCAACGCGCCAGTATTGCCGCAGGTATCCGCCAAGCCCAGATTTCCACGGCGGGTGGTATCACCCAAGCCCGGATTGCTGCGGCGGCTGGTACGGAACGTGAGCGCCGTGCGCTTATGAATACCGTTATTGAGACCATCAACGAGATGACCCGTCCGGGTGGTGCAATGTATGCGCCATATACGCAGGCGGTAACTGCGGGTAAGGGGAGGGAGTTCCTGCGCGACCTTCGCTCTTCTTTGACGGAAGATTACGGTCTTTCGTCACCGCCGTCCGCTGGCGGTAGTGTGGACTTGGGCAGCTATTAAACTAGAAGTGGTACTGCTATCCACGAGAAGGTTGCATAGATGACGACTTACACGATGACAGGCCCCGATGGTCGTGTGTATCAGATGGATGCCGGGGCTGACGTACCCAAAGCGCAGGTGGAAGCAGAACTGCGCAGGCGCATCGCTGCGCGCCTTAATGTCCCTCCCTCTGCACCCACTGCGCCTGTGGCCCAGCCTACGGCTGCTACTCCTGCCCCAGTAGCCACTCCTACTCCTGCACCGACTCCTGCACGCGCAGGTACGTTGACTGCCGAGGCCCGGACTGATCGCGCTGAGACGCTCGCCTCTATTCGCCGTACAGAACGGCAGATCGCCCAACTCCAAGAGCGGCTCCGCACGGACGCAGGTTCGCCAGAAGAGCTTGGCGCTATCCCGGATATGATCGAGAACGCCCGGACTTCAATTGGCCGACTCCGCGCACGTATAGACTATATCGACCAGACTGGCGCTCCCCCGCCATCGGCCACAGTCGGCAGTGCGATTTCCGACTTTGCTACCATGCTGGGGCGCAGTGTTGTTGAAGCACCCAACCGCCTTATAGGGGGTGCAGCAGGGCTACTTGGTTCGGGGCTGTCCACGGTCGGTGCCGAAGATATTGGTGGCGCAATCTCAGAATATGGGGCCGAGACCGAAGCCTCAGGACAAGAACGTGGTCGTCGTTGGTTCGGCGAAACCAGTGAGGCTGCGCGCTACTCGCCAATCGCGGCTCTCGCTGGGGACGTCGGTGCGGGTGTAGGTAGCCTGACAGAGCAACTCGCGCTGCGTGGTGCAGGGCGGCTCGCTAGTGGTCTAGGTGCAGCGCGCACCGCACAGGCATTGGGTCGGGCGCAGTACCCAGCCGCTGCCGCTGCTGGTTCCTCCGAGATGGGGCAGGACATCCAACAGTTCCGCGAAGAAGGCGGCGAGGTCACGTCCGGGCAGGAGTTCTTGGCGCGTCTCGGTGGTGCGGGCCTTGGCCTGACCGAAGTAGGTGTAATCAACCGTATGATCGAGCGCGTGCCTGTCACCGCTCGACAGCAGGCAATCGACGCGGTGTTTGACGTCGTTGACCGGGCCACAGTCGGCCAAGTTGCCCCGCGTGCCGCATTGGAAGCCATCGAGCGGGCGGTCACCAATATCGAGTCCCGCGCACTTGGGCGTATCGCGCTGACTGGTGCGGAAGAAGCCGGACAGGAAGCCGTAGTGCAGGCAGGGCAGAACCTGCTCGCCCAGCAGATTTATGACCCCAACCAAGAGATCATGGAAGGCGTCGGGCGCAGCGCGCTGGTTGGCGGTATCGTCGGTGGTGGCGTTCGTGGCGTAGCTGAGGCGGTGCAGCAGTTCGTCCGGGATGACCCGGCGCTTATCCGAGCGGTCAGTGAAGAACGCTTCCGGCTGTATGAGGAAGAGGGGAATGCGCTCAGAGCCGCCAACCCCAACCTCGACGAAGATGCTATCGCGGAGCGGTTGGCCCGCACAGCCACAGCGCGAGAGGCACTGGCCGAACGCAACGTCGTCACTGCCATGCGCCAACGCGACCGCAGCCGGGGCGAAGTAGAAGACATCCCCAACAACGACCCTGAGGTCGTCCAGACCTTCCGTGATCTGGCGAGGGCTGAGGTCAACGCGCTGATGGATGCGGACCCGGACCTCCAACAGGATACCGCCGTCAACATGGTGGTTGAGCGCAGCGGAGATTTGCTGGAGCAGGCCAAGGCACAGGTGCGTGCAGCGCGAGGAGTCGGAGATGTCGGACGGGAAGCAGGCGCTGGAGCAGGTGCGACGGGACTTCGCCCAGATGATGCAGGACTTGCCGGACCTACACCCGGAGGAGGTCTCGCAGGCGTTTCTCCTGATGGAGGAGCCGTATTATCCGGGGCTGCTCTCCCCAGCGTTGAGCGGCTTGACGGACGACCAGTGGCAGAGCCTGTTTCTGGCGCTCCAGTTTCTCCTGTTCGAGAAGGAGCACAGTTCGATCCACTGACGCCTATCCGTGAAGCGGCGAACATGAAGGAACGCAAAGCTGCCGCCATGCAGCTTGTATCCGACGTCACCATGGAGAACCCGCAGTTTCAAGGACTGCTCCCGAAGCAGTACACCGCAGCGGCTACCCGGATCGCGCAGACCGTTGCGCGTGGTGGAGACGTAGACCCGCTCGCGGTGCTGGCAGAAGTATCAGGCGTCCAGCCTGCGCCTACCACAGCAGTGGAAGAAGAACTTGCCGCGCGCGACCAGCAGGTCTCGCAGGAACTCGTCGCGCCCCCGATGGAGGAAGCCCCGGCCACGGTCGCCGAGACGGCTACGGTCGAGAAGGTCACGCCGGAAGTCTTTGAGGACAACCCCGGCGGTGAATGGGAAGCCCGCCAGCAACAGAAAGCTGAACGAGGGCGGGCCGAGGCATTGGCCGAGGGCGAAACCACTGGGTCGGCAGCGCGTATGCTGAATGGCCCAGCAACGCAGACCGTCCGCCGCGTGGAAATCCCGGTTGAGAAACTGCGGAGCCTTGAAGGCATCAACAACGAGCAGCCTGCACCGGGGGAACCCAAATACGACGCATTGCGGAAATCTGTCGATGAAGGTGGGTTCGACCGCGAAAAGGCGGGTCTGCCCATGGTATGGGTCAACCACAATGGTGAAGCCTTCATCGCGGAAGGGAACAACCGTGTAGCGGTAGCGGCGGAGGAGGGCGTCACCTCTCTTCCGGTCGAAGTTCAGTATATGAATGGGGGAGAAAAAGTCGCAGGGCCGTTCAGCCCCGACACCCTGCTGGCTGAACATCAGAATTATGCACCTGTGGCTACCGAAGCACCCGCACCGAAGCCTAAGCGGACGCGTGCCAAGAAGGCAGACCCCGATCAGGGAGTGCTGTTCGATATTGGCGAAGGCGGAGGCACTGATGTCGAGGCACTGAGGCTAGTCGAAACGCCAAGCAGCGCCAGTATCTATGCGTTCATGGAGCAGCTTCCCGAGCAGCAGCGGCTCTACGCCGAGGTTGAATTGCGCCGCGCCATGGAGCGGTACCAGCGCGCCGAAGACATTGAGACGCTGCTAGAAGATTTGCGGGAACTGCGCGAGCGGCTGCTCGCGCGCACCGAAGCCCAACGTGAAGCGCGTAGCCGCCCCCGAGTGCGTGGGTTTGAGCGCGCCATGGAGGTCACCTACAAAGCCGAACGCAACATGCAACTGTCGCGTGAGAGCGCCGAGATGGTTCGGTGGCTGTTGCAGAAGAACCCTGCCATCGCCGACGATCTGGCGTTCTCGCTGCGCGGGGGGAATATGAGTAGCCCCTCGGGTCAGTATGACCCGTTCAGTCGGCTTGCCACCATCTTCACCCAGAAGGCCAAAACTGGCACGGCTACCCATGAGGTGCTGCACCACACCGAGCGCATGATGCCTGAAAAGGTGCGCGATGGTATCCGGGCCGCGTGGGCAAAGCGCATCAAGGACCTTCGCGCCATGGCTGACGCGACTGGTAACGTCCCCATGCGTGAGGTTCTGGCTACCATCGTATCAGCATACTATGGTGACCCGACGGCGCGGAAGCGGCTCCAAGAGTCGTTCGCAATGGGCGACATCCCCTACTCGGTCTACCACCTGTCCAACCCGTCTGAGTTCTGGGCGGTCAACGCCACGGAACTGGTAGGTAAGCGCGCCAAGCGCACTGGCTGGGTAGGCGAAGCGCGCAACTGGCTCGAAGGGTTCATCGAGGCCATCAAGGACGCCTTCGGCTTCACCAACAACTCGGCGATCATCAAGGGGCTGAACGCAGTCCTGAACGCAGAGAGCGGTGAGATGACCGGCAAGATGCTGTCGGCCAAAACCGGTACGTTCCGGGACCTCCCGGATGACACAGGCGGTACGCAGCCAATCACTACCCAAACGGTAGCTGCCGCTGTCTCACGTAAGCTGACCAAGGGGCAGATCAGGCGTCTGGAGGAAGCCGCTGGCATCCGCCGGATGAAGATCAACAACATGCAGAAGCGCATCCTGCGGAGCCGTAAGGGTGAAGAGACCTTGAGTCTCGCCGGGAAGCTGTCGCTGATGGCGCGTAGGCCCAATGCGGACGTTGGCATCCTCACGAGCCTTTACAATAGCATCGCGCCGGGGGCGTTCCAGAAGATGCTCGGGCCGATGATGACGGAGGATGTCGTGCGCCTTGGCACCGCCGCCGGGATGAAGAACCCGGCGCGGATTGATGCGATGATGCGCGACGAGTATTTGCCCTACATCAATAGGCTGATGATGCGGGCGACCAAGACCGCCGAGCGTTGGGCGGACTTCACCTCGCGCTCCGAGGAGGGTGGGCGCGCACTCGGGGACATCATGTTCTCGGCGACAATGATGGACGTAGACCCGACACTGGCGGACAACGCCACGGCCTACATAGCTATCGACCCGAAGCTGAAAGACCTCGAAGCCAAGCTGGCGAACACCACTGACCCCAAGAAGCAGAAAACTCTCAGGGGGTCGATCACCGAGCGGAAGAATAACATCAAGCGCGTCTACAACGGCGGCACTGACCCCAAGAGTGGGGACAAGGTCTATGGTTGGAATGACCTGTCGCAAAAGGCGCTCGGTTCGGGTACGGGTAAGCAGCTTTTCCGTGAGGTGCGAGACCACTACCGCGCCGACTTCGACGAGCACTACCGACTGCTCATGGAGCGCATCGACGATGGCGACTTCGAGGAAGAGGACGCTACGCGCCTCAAGGGCGCGGTCGAAGAGATGTTCGCCGAAGCACGTAAGCGCATCATCTACTTCCCGCTCAAGCGGTATGGTGAATACTGGGTCTCTGTCGGCAAAGGCCCAGAGGGTGAGTTCCATATGTTCGAGTCGCAGTCGGCCCAGAAGGCGTTCATGGACCGACTAAGGGCGGAGAAGGAAACCCGCAAAGTCACCCCCGGTTTCGGGACCAACGCACTACGTGGTAGTGTCGCCAACAAGGACGCCAGCACGGCGCTCAAGAAGCTGCTCGATATGGTCGACGAGGGCGGTGCTAGCACCGACGTGAATACCCTCAAGGACCACATCTTCCAGATGTACCTGACCGCGCTACCAGAAGCCGACATGCGGCGGCGGTTCCTGCACCGCCAGTTCAAGGCCGGTTTCAGCACCGACACACTGCGCACCTTCGCCACCACCTCGGTGGCGGCGGCTAACCAGCTTGGGCGTCTGGCGTTCAACCACAAGTTCCAGAACCTCATTGACCAGTCCTACAAGGAGACTGAGGACAATCCGTCCAAGGTGCGCCTCGACACCATCACCCGCGAACTGGAGATGCGTATCGAAGGGACCATGTCGCCCGACCCGGAAAACACCGTGGAGAAGCTGCTGGCCCTTGGTGCCAAGGGCACCTTCTTGTACCTATTGTCGGCACCCAAGTCGGCGATCATCAACCTGACCCAGCTTCATATTGTCGGCCTACCGACCCTGTCGGCAGAGTTTGGCGAAGTGGCGACCTATGCCATGGCTACCAAGTACACGACCGGGATGCTGACTGGTTCGCGCATCGCCAACCCGTTTCGCGATGATGAAGGCAACGTGACGATCCAGATGCCAAGGGTCACACTGGAAAACAACGCCAACATGCTGGCGCTGAAAGAGTCCAAGAAAGAGGCTGACCAGAAGCGGTATAAGGCACTCCAGAGGGCGTGGACCTTCGCCCACGAGCACGACGTCACCCAGAGCACCTTCGCTGCATCAGCGGACCTCTACGACCGGAGCAACACGCCTACCGAAACCTACAGCTTCACCCAGTCGGTGCGGCGCGGGGATATGATCTCGGCAACGCAGCGCGCCACAGCCAACACCATGGAAGCCATGGGGGCTATGTTCCATGGGATGGAGCGCGTCGGGCGTGAAGTGATGTTCATGTCGGCGTTCGAACTGGCCTACGACCGCGAGTTGAAGAAGAAGGGTGTTACCTCGGAGAACGCCGCCGACATCGCCATGCGCAAAGCAGCCGAACTGACCAACGCCGGTATGTTCGACTTCTCCAACTGGAACAAGTCGCGCTACGCCAAGTCGCAGTTGGGTCGTCTCCCGCTGGCCATGCGCTCCTACAGCTTCTCTATGACGTCGCTGCTGGTGCGCAGCTTCGTCAACATGCTCCCGTTCTTCAACAAGGAAGGCAAAGCCGCTGCGGCTCGGGTCTTCTTCGGTGTCGCCGCCATGACGACACTCTACGCAGGTATCCGAGGCTCTTGGCTGTATGCGCTGGCCATGGGGGCCTATGGTATCCTCCAGTGGGCCATGAGCATCGGAGACGACGAGGAAGAGGAACTGACCCCCGAGATCATCGAGCGTGAGTTGCTCAAGAACAAACTCGGCAAAAAGGACATGGAGTACTACATCCGCACCACGTGGATTCCCGAGACGTTCGGTCCGGACGGCACGATGGCTACCGCGCTGGGTCTCTCCGATGAGTCAGCAGAGATGCTGGCGACGGCTGCGGATATTGGCATACCCGGAGTGTTCGGCGTCGACATCTCTAACTCGGTCTCGCTCAACTCCCTATGGCATCCGGTGGACGTCAAGTCGGATGACCCGGAGGTGCAGTTCTATGAGTTCATATCCCGGACGTTCCTCGGCCCCACCAGTGCGCTGGCGAGCGCCGCGATAAAGACCATCAAGGAAGCCAACGCCGGTAACCCTCGTCTCGCCATCGAAACTGCTATGCCCGCAGTGATCCGCAATTACCTCAAGTCGGAGCGGCTCCAAGAGGAGGGTCTGGTCATCGGCAAGGACCGCGACATCGTGCTGCGTGAGCCGGAGTTCTATGACACGTACACCTCGATGATGCAGTCACTGGGCTTCGCCGAGGCAGAGTCGTCACGCGATATGCAACTCTCGATTGCCGCTGGGGATATTGAGCGAGAGGTTGCCGCCGAGCGGACCGATCTGCTCAACAAGCGGTATCGTGCGGTTCTGGATATTACGCGAGACCCAAGCGAGGAGAACTTCGCTGCCCTCACGGACATCGACCGTAGCATCCAAATCTACAACCTCAACTACCCCTCGAACGCCATCACCGCTGACACCATGCAGCGGTCCTTCCAAGAGAAGGCTCGGGAAGCCGCAGAGCGGTCGGGCGGTATGGGGATCAACGAGCGCATCCCGGTGCGGATGCCGTTGGTACAGGAGCGACTGCGCGAAGAGGCGCAGGAATAGAAAAACCCCCAGCCGGACGGGTCCGACTGGGGGGTTATGGGAGTGATTACCACAAGGAAGGAGCAAACTTCCGGGGTCCCCTATACTCACATTCGCCAAACGCGTAAACCCCTAATCCCCTGTTCGATGGTGGGCTTGACCAACACCTTGAGTCTTAGCCGCTTGGTGACCACAACCAGTTGTGCTCGGGCGCGGGGGTAGTCGAGGCAGGGGAAGAAGAGCGACGTGCCTTTTCGGAAGGCACGCCAGTTCACCTCATAGGTGACGCCCTCAATCACCATCGGCAGTTTCTTCTGGTTTCACATAATCGTCGGTGTTGACGAAATCGTCCGTCAGCTTGAACCAGAGGCAGTGGATATTGTCGCCAGAGACCGCCATCCCCTTGGATATACGCTTGCCACCGCGACCCACGAGTCGCCCCGTCTCCTCCAGCTTGCGCAGGGTCTCGCCGTAGTTGATCTGGTACTTAACGCAGTACTCCTTGAACGGCTTGGCGATCATGAACATCATCCGCGTGTCCGGCTCGATGCGGATGAGCAACTCACCCTTTGGTTCGCGCTTCGGCAGGGCAGGCATGTTGGTGCGCCGGTCCGCCAAGTCGTCAACCACGAGGATGTTCTGGACATGCCGATAGAGGTAGTCGCCGACGACCTGCTCCACATCGTCCAGCGGCGCGGTCGTGTCCTGCCGCAGCCGCTCGACCAACCCGCAGGCCCAGTTATAGATGCGGTCCATATCCCAGTCGATCAGGCCGCACTGCTTGGCGATCAAGCCGCCGACGATGTTGCTCGCGACGGTCGATGACCAGAAACGCTCCTTGGGGAGGAGTTGAAGCTCCCGGTCGATCTTGGCCTGCATCGCACGCACCTTGAGCAGCACCTGCTCCATATTGGCGATGATGTAGCGTAGGAAGATGGGGCCTGCATGGCCATAGTTGCTGAACAGCACGGTGTCGAAGAGGTTCTTGGCCTCAGCGGTGTTGATCGAATCGACCAGCCCGATGGGGTACTCGATCAGGCGCATCAACTCGCCTTCTGGGTTGTTCTTCAACACTGACAGCTTCTCGACGAACGATGAGTTCGACGTGGATACCGTGATATTCTGCCATGTGGTGTTGTTCTCGCGCAACTCGTTGGACCCGGCCATCATGCGCTCTTTCCCCTTCCCGTTGGACAGGGAGTAGAGGAAGTCGGAGTAGTCCTTGGGGGTCGCGTTGGTCAGTTCGTCCATGGTGGCGGGCAGGTTGTTGAGGACGCCGACCCACTGGAGCTTACCGTTGATGGTGTCGATCTCCTTGAGCCGCAGTTCCTTCGGGTGGCCATAGACGCTGTTCACCATGTTGAGGATGGTGGTCTTACCGGTCCCGGACCGGGAGTTGAACAGGTTGATGACCGCACCGGTCTGGTTGAGGAATTTGAGCAGGGGCGAACCGAACGCGCTCAAGGCGGCGAATGCCTGACCTTCCATCCCTTCGGCACCGAACAGCGACCAGACGTTCTTCCACTCCTCGAACGAGCCGACCGGCCCGATGAATTTGGCCAGCTTACTCGTGGCCTTAGAGGGAGGAGAGTAGACGTTACCGCTGACGGTGATTTCCTGATCTCCGAGGACGAACCGGCTGTTGCCGTCCACCCATCCAAATTGTTGTCTCATGATCTCTGCCTTTTCGTGGAATTGGATTTCTTTCGTGGATGCCAGAACGAAATCCATGAGGAGTTCGAACTTCTTTCCGGCGCTAATTACCCCCTGCGCGGCGAGCGCCTTGCGCAACTCGTCCTTCTGGGTGACCTTATATAAGGGCACTGTGAACTCCTTCATGGGGTCACAGGGCAGGTGCAGCCGGAAGAGCACCACGTCACCATCGGTGGTGTCGTTCATTCGCTTCACGACATAAAGGTCGTGCTCATACACCCAGATGGGGTCCGCCTCTGGCTCGTCCTTGGGTGGCCTACGCCAGATACCGCCGCCCTCACCCCGGTAAAATGGGAAGGGGAACTTGGGTATCACAACCGTAGTAGGGGGTTCCTCTACACCTGCTTCGTTAGGGGCAGAAGTATCGGGTATTAGTGTACGCTCATTACTGCCCTCACGCACCTCTTTGCCCAACTCTTTCGGGCCGAGGATTTTACCAAAATGCGGGCACCCTTCACACAGGGCCGCATTGTTGCCTTTGAACTTGGCGCAGCTAGTCGATTTTTTGACCGTGGCTGCCTTCCTAGTGATCGTATCCGGGTCGTAGTCGGGGTGCCCCTCCGAGAGGATATGTACCGCCTTATCCGCGTCTTCGCACATGGCAGCTACCGAGAAGGCAAAGAACCACTCGTAGTAGCTGAGGGTCGCCCGGTTGGTGTAGGCGTGCATGATCTGGTTGCACCCGTCCCCATTGAGCGTACGCCGCATGATGCGCTTGAAGCTGTAGCCGATACCCCCAAGGAGCGCCTGCTGGCGGGGTGACACTTGGTAGCCATCATCGAAGATGCTCTGCTCGGGCTGGGCTTTGACCCCCAAGATCGAGCGTACCTCCTGCACTGGTATGGGTTTGCCGACGTGGAGTAGCTCCACGGGGCGCGGTGTATCACCCTTATAGTTGAAGGTTCCGGGCACACGCAGAATGCGCGCCACCTCGAATACCTTGTCGTCCACGAAGAAGTCCAACGACCGGCACACCTCTTTGAGGCGTTCGGCGACGGTCTCCCACTCGCGGCGCGACACGGCCTCGGTCAGAGGCCAGTAAGCATGGATACCTCCACCGGAACTTACCAGCGTAGGTGTTGGAAGCCCGACCGCGCTACAGAAGTCGCGGAGGGCGGAGAGACCAGCGGCCTGATCTGGATAGCCGTCAGGACGTTTAGTGTCCGGGTTGATCGCGGATTTGCCGGGGCCGCAGTCGATGTCGAGCCAGAAGGCTTTGAGCGCCTTCACGTTCTCCTTCGTGCGGTTGGCACCTGTAGAGTATTTGGCCACCCCAAAAAATACGTTGCGCTCGGCAGCGGCATACTGCGCGATGAGGTCGTCTGCCTCTTCGCGGGTAGCCACAAGTGCCTGTCGCACGTTCGCGTCCTTCCCGGACCCCTTGATGCCTGTGATTGCGAACCAGCCATCGTCTGGTTGCACAAGGCTTAGGAGGTCGGGTTGCTGCATTGCATCACTCACCATTGCGGGGAAACCCCCGCTTATCGTTTACCTTTGCTGGAGGCTCAACCCAGTTGAACCATATACTCGCGTATCTGCGGGCCTAGGCTCTCCCTCGGGCTGCTCTCCCCGAGGAACCAGTTGTAAACAGCTTGTCGGCTTACCCCAAAATGTCGGGCGACCTCGGCTACAGGGATGTCTCGGGCGAGACAGACTCGCCCGAGTTGCACCCCAAGCAGGCGCTCGTCCGCCTGCTCAATCCCCTTGGCCATACGGAGGCTATAACCGTGCATGATTAACCTTCGTCGTCTTCGTCGAGCCAGTTATTGAGAACTGACTGGAGTCCCGGCTTCGCCTCAGTGGACGGAGCGACCGCAGTGTTGCTCTTCTTACTGGCGCGCTTGACCGGTTCCGCCGGAGCGTCGTCCTCGTCTTCGTCATCGTCCGCGAACGGGTTACCAGCGGGCTTGGCCGGGGCTTCAATGACCTTCGGCGTGGTAGCTACCGGGTTCGCTGTGTGCGTTGCGCCATCGACCTCGGCAACCGTCAACTGGATATACCGCTGGGTCTCCGGGTTGTCCTGTGCGGCGTCCACCAGTCCGGCTTCGACCTCGGTGAGGTGACGAATCGGCTTGAACTTCAACTTCATGGTGTCGGCTTCGAGATCGTACATCACGCGAGTGACGACAGTGTCGAGACCCTCACCGCTGGAGCGCAGGAAGTTCTTGTAGCTCTCGAACGGATGGACGTTACCAACGCCCTTACCGAACAGCGTCGTAGCCGCGAAGTTCATCTGGTAGACCTCACCAGATGGGTCGCCCGCGATCAGGACCGCCACGCGGCGCTGGTAGCGACATGCCTTGCCCTTACCCTTGTCCCCCGAACCCTCGACGTTGTTGGGGCAGGCAGCGCAGGAAGAGGACGGCGGAGACTTAACCTTGGCGTCGGGTTTGTCACCCAGTGCCGACCAGCAGTCAGGCAGCGTTGCCTTAGCATTAGGGTCGTAGGCGCTGGCATAGAACTGCCGCGACACATCCTTCAACCAATCGACGATGATGACATCGACTTCATGCGGGACAGCCTTACCGATCTGCTCACCACCGATGACACGCTTGAAGGTGCCGTTGGTGTTGGTCTGGATGCGGCGCAGGGTGGTGCCGCTCCCCATCTTGTCCATGTGGCGCGACTGACGGCGCACCGTGGGCACGTTGGAGGCTTCTTCGAAAATGGTAATGTTGCTCATTGGGAAACTCACTTCTCGGTAGGTTTGCGGACAGTGATTGTGTACTTGTTATCGACCTGTAGGCCGACCGGGAGGACGTCCGGGTGGTCCTCCAGAAACTGCTTGAGGTTGCCGTTGTGGATGCGCCGCTCCAAAACGAAGGGCGCTTCATGCTCCAGAACGAACTGGTACATGGACTCCCAATCGGTCGTCCAGTAACGGGTCTGGACGCGCCGTGAGATGGTCCCCGCAGGGGTGCGGACGCTGTCGAGGTTCTGCTCGTTGCAGAAGTTCAGAAGCTCTGCGGAGAGGATGTCCATCTGCTCCTTGAGCGCCGCCATCTCCTTCTCGTGGGCGGCTTCCGCCTCGGCCACCGCATCGCGCACCTTGCGGTACGCGGCGACGACGTCGTTTATGGGTATTTTTTCCGTCATTAGTTGCTCCTTGTTTTGTGGTAACCCCTCTATACCTCATAGCCTATACAGTGTCAAGTTCCTGTCTGTAGAGGTCGATGATTTTCATGTGATTGTTGATGTTGCCTTGCAGCATATTGTAGAGGCGCTCCTCCACCTCGCTGCCCTTGATATGCACCACGGTCATGGCGTTCTTCTGACCCGGACGGTCGATGCGGGCGTTGGCCTGTAGGTAGGTCTCCACACTGGTGACCGGGGCATACCAGATGATTGTGTCTGCTGCCGTCAGGGTAAGCCCATGAGAAGCCGCCTGTGGCTGAATGAGCAGCACGTGCGGGTCCTTGCGGGTCTGGAAGTGATTGACGATGTCGCTGCGCCGGTTGACCGGCACGGAGCCGTTGATGACGTCACACGAGACGCCTTCCTTCTCCAGCCGTGCGCGAAGCAGGTCGATGGTGTGGGTGAAGGGCACGAACACCAGCACCTTGTTGCTGGCCTCCTCGATCACCTCTAGCACCACGTTGAGGCGGTTGGAGATGTCGAACTCCAACACCGAGCCATCGTCCGTGTAGACCGCGCCTCCGCTGATCTGGAGCAGCTTGTTGACCTTAGCCGCAGCGTTGACCGCACTGACCTCCTCGCCCGCTGCCTCGATGAGCATCTGGCTCCTCAACTGGTTGTAGAACTTGCGCTGCTGGGGCGTGAGCGGTGCCTCTCGCTCAGTATGAGTAACCTCTGGTAGGTCAAGGCAGTCCTTCTTCTCGAACCGGATGGCAGGTTGCAGGATGCGATGCACGATCTCCTGCGCGCCGGGACGCGCCGCCCATTTGAAGCGGGTCACCTTGTGCATAACGCTGTCACGGTAGGAGCCATAATATTTGGGGCATCCCGGCGAGTCTGCCAGCTTGGCGAGACCATAGGCATCGAGCGGCGACTGCGCGGCGGGCGTACCAGTGAGCATCCACAGGCGAGGTTCTGTTGCCTTGACGATATGGTTGAGCACCCTCCAGCGGTTGGTCTGCGCGTTCTTGTAGGCATTGGCCTCGTCGATCACGATCAGGTCAAACCCACCCGACATGATCTTGTCCTTGACCGTTGCCAAGCCGTCGAAATTGATGACGACGAAGTCGGCCCCAGCGTCGAGGATTTTCTCGCGCTGCTTGGCTGACCCATGCGCCACGCTACACGAGCGGTGCATGGCGAACTTGAATAGGTCCTGCTGCCACGCCGACTTCATGATCGACAGGGGGCACAGCACCAACACGCGCCTCACCAGCCCGCGCTTCATGAGGTAGTCCGCCGCCCAGATGACACTGGCCGTCTTGCCGGTACCCTGCTCGTTGAAGCAGAAGGCGCGCTTGCGGATGGAGAGGAAGGACGCGGTGGTCTTCTGATGGTCGAACGGCGTCAGCTTACCTGTCCAGTGGTAGGACTTGAGTATAGGCGATGGGGTGTCGGTATACCCCAATAACGCCAGCGTCTCGGCCTCTCTGTGTCCCCATTTGACAACCACGCCCTCGGCGGTGTCGGCGCTGTTCATGATGCGTGAGGTGATGGTCGATGGGTCGTCGGCCCTGAGGAGCAGGGCCTTATTGTTGATAACTTGCACAGTTTGCTCCTGCTTGCGTACTACTTTGTCCGGTGCGCTATGGCGCTACCTTCTCCAACTGGTCGAGATTGTAGATGTGCAGCGCCCCGGCGACTTCCGGTACGGTACACTCAACCACGACACGCTCTGCACCTGCTGTCGTACGGAAAAGGGCGACAACCACACCGGGCCACCGGTACCCCTTTACCTTTTGAACTTGATCTCCGACCTGCATCACTTCTTCTTCCGTTCCCGCGCACTGGCTTCTGACACGAGGTTGCCCTTGCGGTCGCGCTTGAATGAGCGGTTGGCCGACCGGCTCTCGACCCGCAGGCCGTCACCATTGCTTCCGCCCTTGTCGAACGCTTTGACGTGGGCGACGTCCTTACCGTCACCCTTCTTGACCTTTCCGGCCTTGGCCATCTTGGCGCGGGCAGCGTTACGCGCGGCTCGGTTCTTCTTCTGCTCGGGGCGCGAGTGATACGCCTCATATTCAGCTTTGTAGTCCCTCGCCATCACTTCCTCCTCGGTCGCCAATTCTCACAGTTGGTCACAGGGCACCATGGGCACAACCCAGAAGACACCGGGTTCCATATACCATTTTCCAAGGCGGCGTCCAAGCGGTCCAACTGGGCGTCGAACACCGACAGGTACGTGCGTAGGTGCTGGCGGTGGTGTATCTTCTGTGGGAACTCGTTGCTGACAACATAGGCCAACCCCGACTTGATGGTCTTGAGGTCCGGGAAGCGGACGAACAGCGCGCCAGCCATTAGGTCAAGCTGTTTCATGTCAGCATACTTGGCGTTCTTGCCGGTCTTATAGTCCACCATCCACGCACGGTCGCCGTCGAGGATGAGCAGATCGACGATACCCCGATACCAGACGTCCTCGTCGAAGAAGTCGCACGCCTCGAACTCTTCCCCCTGCTTACGCAGTCCCAGCTTCAACTCAGCAAACTTGTCGCCGTGCTTGCGGGCCAGCGGCTCCACGATGGGGCGCATGTAGGCGAACTTCTCAGGGATAGGGGTGCCGTCCGTCACATAGTCTTCGGCAGCTTTGTGGACCGCCTCGCCATATGCGGCCTCAGGTCCCTGCGTGTCCTTCACATCCTTCGCAACCTTGAGATGGAAGTACTTCTTCGGGCACTGATCGAACGTCTTGATGCTGCTGTAGGACCATGCGGTCATTTCCTGCTCCTCCTGCTTGGGCGACGAGTCGTGCCCCAAAAAACTCTATCTTTTCCGACTCGTAGAGTAGCGTAGAACCGGGCTTTCCGCCACCCTGTCGTAGGGCAGCGCGCCGCCAAACCGCCTTGAACGCATTGCCCTCGGCGTAGTTCATGCCCAGTGCCTCGATGATGTCGTTGCACTCGGCGGTATAGGCGTCTCCCCCACTGGTGGGGTTACCGATACGCACCTTGTAGTAGTCGTTGCTACCGCCTGAAACTGGGTTACCCACTTTTCACCATCTCCACAGTGATGCGGCACTCCATGCCGTCACTGAATTTTATGCTACGCTCGACCTTCTGGGTCGCGTCCTCCGCCGACATATCGGCGCAAAGGCAGAGGAGGATGTCGTTGGTGACATCCTTCACAGGCCGGACCGGCTCGCGGTATTTCTCATGGGTAAGCCACAAGGTACCGTCCTCTGCCTTTGCGCGTATGTGGAAGTGCTTCGGGTTAAGGACGACCTTCATCGACGCTTGCCGTTGAAGCGACCGCTTTCGTCACGGCTGGTGAGGGTGGTCACCGCATCGTTGAGTCGCTCGTTGGTGCGCTTCAAGTCACCAATGGTCTTGAGGGACCACACCCAGTGGGTAAACCCACCGAGCACGAACGAGATAAGGAACAAACCATAGTCCGGCATGTCACTTTCCTTCCATAACCTTGATGGTCACCCGCATCATGAGGGAGTTGTCTTGGTCCCCGCGCCTGATCTGATCTGCCAGTGCAGAGTCGCCAGTGGCGGCAACTTCATCCGCAACTACCTTACGGGCTTTGAGCACCGAGGAGGGCACGGCGAGGTCAGGATACTGCCTGATGGCATTGGCCTTCCACCGCTGTAGTTCCGCTACCTGATCCTTGAGCGCATTAGCGATTCCCTTATACCCTTGGCGCTTCGGCGGTTTGCGCTTTGGAAAGGGCTTGTCGGTAGCAGAGTAGCGGTTGATCATTTTTGTCGGCTCACCATCCGGCCCTAGGAACTGGGGGTCCTGCCCGGAAATGGTGATAGCGTCGTTGTTGCGCAGGGTGCTCAATGCTGAGTACATGGTCGACCTTTTGATATGGGGTAAAGCATCCATCAACTCCTGCCCCGTACGGTTCGGCATCATGCGCAGGGTGTCTATGATCTCTTTGTAGAGGGGGTATGCAGCCATTACATTTGCTCCTTCCTTCGTACTACGAACTGGTAGCCGACGTGGATGACATCCAACTGCTCGGCAAAGATGTTGGCAAAGGCGTCAATCGCCAGCTTGGGGCGGTGCAGGACGTCACGCGGGTCACCCCACAGATAATCGTCGAACACCATAAGACCGCCGGACTTGAGCAGCGGCCACGCCATGCAGGCGTCGGTCAGCACGTCCTTGGCGATGTGGGACCCGTCGATGTAGATGAAGTCGAACTCATTCTTACCCTGAAACTCTGCCAGTCGCTGAACAGATGTACCGGGGGTCTGGAAAATGCGGCGGCTCGGTAGGCGTTTAGCGGCCAGCACAATGTTGTGCCGGAACCGATCTTCGACAGCCCCCATATCCTCGGCGCTGTGCTCCTCACCGCCCTTCCATGTGTCGATGCAGCGCAACTCGTCGCCCTCGACCATCATGTTCTCGGCAATCCAAACCGCGCTGCGGCCCTCGAAAGAGCCGATCTCAAGGAAATGGCGTCTACCCGGATCACCCGGCAGGAGGGGGGTAAGCCGCTTCCACACCTCTGGTGCTTGGCTGAACCAGTCTTTTGTAAATTGGTATTCGGTCATGTGTTACTCCTCATTACGTCGCTGTAGTCAAAACTCTCAATGCAGTCCTTGATCGCCACCTGCTCCTCGCCGAAGCCTTCGACCTTGGCATTGTAGGTGTAGACCTTCTTTGGTACCCGTAGGCGGTTCTGGGCGAACAGGTGGCCGCGCTGGGTGGCCCGCCACAGGCCCGAATGTTTCTTTGTCTTGTCCTCGGTTTCAAGGCGCTCGACCAGCCCCCACCACCGTAGGGTCGGTAGTTGGTTGGACCGAACTAGCCAGCGTGGTGCGTGCTTGGGTACGTCAACCCAGTCCCCAGTGGCACTATGGTGCGCCAGCCAGATTAGCGACCGCGCCATGGTTTCGTTGAGGCTGCGCGGATAAATCTTCCCCCACCTATCGCAGCAGGGGCAGTGACCCCCCTCGTCACCGATAACTCCCTGCCAGATGGCACGAAGTTCGGTCAAAAACCCTCGCTTCGTACTCACCGCCTGATACCCCATAGTTCGTCTAGAATTGTGGTGGCGTCAGGGCCAGTGGTCCTAAGTCCGGGGCCGGATACGGAGGTGTAGGTCCAGTTTTGCGAGTCCGAAGCTAATTGCTGCTGCTGAACGCTCGCCAGCTTTTGCGTGAGTATGGCCTGCATTTTTTCCTCCTGTTCCTGTCTGCGGGAGGGACCGTTAAGCAGTTCATCCAGTATGTCGTGGTGAATGCGCTCCATGGCCAACGCCCTAAAGTGCTGGTCAAGATAAGCCCTGTCTGCGGGCGTCAACCATGGGTCCATACGCCCCAGTAGCTTGCCCCAGCGCGGCTGCACGGCACCTAGCTGCCCCGGTGGCTCTAACCCTACCATGAACTCCTCAGGGTGACTCTTCATGCGCTCGACGATCAGCACGACCGCCGGATGAACATTATCCGCCATAGCTGGCTCCCATCTTGCTCTCACAGTTCAGTGGTAGCAGCCGCGCCCATTTGGGGCGGATGCGCATACATGCCTCGACGTAGGCACGGGCCTCTTCTGCTTCTTCCGTAGGGGCAAGTGACCCGACAGCGTCATGCACCGTCATGACGACACGTAGCCGTCGTGCGATCATCAGCATCTGCTCACCGATCACAATGCGGGCGAGGGCTTGGCAAATATTCTCCACCAACTTCCCCCCATAGATGCGCGACTGGAGCACCGCCCGACCCTTCTTCTGGTCGTAGACCATCTCGGACTTACCCTCTGGGGTCTGCACATAGCGTAGGCCGGGGTAGGAAAGCCGCAGCCCGTTGGGCAGCAAGATTCCCTCATACCCACGTACCTGTAGGACACCGTAGCACCCGAGCGGCGTGGTCTGGTTGTTGGCCATGGCGTCCAGCGCGTCACCCGCCGCCCGCCACAGCAGCGGAATCATAGGGTAGGTTTCACGGTAGACGGTGATGATGCGCTTGCACTCGGCCAAGGGCATATCGACCCCGAAGGTCTTCAACTGCGCTTGGAACTTGACGTGCCCCATACCGTAACCGGCACCAAGGATGGTGGTCTTACCCACGAACCGTTGGTCGTCCGTGACCTCCTCGACCGGCACCCCATAGATGGCGCTCGCCATGATCTTGTAGACGTCTTCCCCGGCGTCGAACGCTGCCACAAGGTCGTGCTGCCCAGCCAGCCACGCCAAGGTGCGCGCTTCGATCTGCGACGAGTCACAGTCGATGAACGTATACCCAGCGGGGGCTTTAACCGCTTTCTTGAGCGGCGACTTGCGTGGCAGGTTCTGCATGTTGACCTTATCGTCACCACCCCACCGCCCAGTGTGCGCTGCATAATAGCGTAGGGGTATGGGCAGAGTGCCCCGGTTGGCGATACCGATGAACCGCTCGGTGCGTGTCTCCTCCAGTGTGGACTTCACCCCTAGCCGCGCAGCCACAATGGCTTGCACGATGGGGTCCTCGTGTTCCAGTAGCGCCTTGAACTCCTCGTCGTTCTTGGCGAAGGCATAGGTCTCCTTGCCCGTTGTCGGGCTGATTTTCATGGGCGGCTCGACCCCAAGGTGGCGCAGGGTCTCGGCCAACTGGGGGTTGGACATGAGATTGTCCTTGGAGATCAATGCCTTACCCAGCAGGTCGTTCTTCTTACGCTGCACATCCTTGAGATGCTCGGTGAGCGCGGAGGCATCCAGTTCCAACACAGGCTCGGTGAACATGCGGATGGTCAGGTCCACTAGCTTCAACTCCACCAGTGGGAACATGGGCAGCAGCTTGTGGAACAGGTCGTAGGTGAGGTCCACGTCGTTGATGCAGTAGTCGCCGTAGCGGCCCAGTTCTTCCTTGGTGAAGTCCAGTCGCCCTTTACCTAGCGCGTTGACTACCTCGGTGCCCTTGACCCCCAGCCCATAACGCTCGGCGGCTTTGGCCAGACTATTCCCGGCGTCGGGTCCGTCCAGTGCGCGCAGCATGGACAGCGTGTCAGCGATACGCTTGGGGCGGATGTCGAAGTGCCAGTTGAGGATGGCCATATCGAACATAGCATTGTGGGCTATGGCTACGCTGTTACCCCAGTCGAACTGGTCCAGCCACCGCTTGATCTGCGTCTTGGGGCCGGAGAACCACTGTGTCTCGCCGTCGCCGACCTTCACAGCTACGCCGATAGTCTCAAACAGAGGGTCGCGGATATACTCCTCAGTCGTCATCTTGGACAGGCTGAAAGCCCGGTCGTAGTAGGTCTCGAAGTCGATGGTGATTAGCTGCATTGGGCTTGCCCCTCTACCTTATAGTCTTTGTGGACGAACCCGTCCGTGTCGCCCTTGACCATGCACGGCTGCACCCAGTGGCGCACACCGTTCCTGCTCGTGCGGTAATAGCCCCTGCGCAGATGGCTGCGCGGGGAGGCATGTGTGCCCCCCAGATGCCGCGACTTCCGCTTCTTCTTACCGATGGTCAGCACCTTGTAGGTGAACAGTGGAGCCTTACCCCGAGCGCGGCGCATACGGTTCTTGGCTGCGTCCGGTACCACTTCGGCGAAAGTGACCTCATGTTCATGCAAGGTTCGGCAAAACTCGGCATATGTAGCGAGGTCCGCGATCATTACGTTTGACATGACATCATTAATATCGCGATTTTCCCCCGTCATAAGCTCCTGCGCTTTCGCAAACGAGTTGTTTAGCAAGGGGGCAATAGACACAGGGGCATCCCCGTCCCTACTAATCTTAAACATGGCATACGGGGGTATCCAGCCTACGTCCCCCTCATGATAATACTCTATGGGTATAAGCACTACATCCTCACCCTCTTGCTGAACAACCAGTACGCGTGGGCGCGGTGCTTTATGCGCTATAAGGTTCTTTGGGGGTGGTAGCTCATACTCCAATACCGTTATGGGGTATGGCGGTGTCAGAGGGATTTTGCAGAAGCACTCCTCTATATCGACTTCCGGTTTAGAATATCCGTCGACAGTAAAAACCACACCTCTGGACCGTGCCAACTTCGCTACTGCGGTCGCCACGATCCTATCGTCTTTGGAATAGTATTTCAGCGCGTTCGGTAGCGCATCCAAAAACCCGGTAAGGAAATGCCCCGGCTGCATCAGTTGCACTCGATCTCGCGGAGGCCGACCCACACATAGGGGGCGTAGCAGACCTCACGTCCGTTGCTGGTGACGGTCCAGCCGTTCAGATAGCCGTTTGACCCCACGAGGAGGGCTGCTGCCGCAGGCACGGTGGTGCCGATAAGAAGCCCGAGGGCGAAGCCGATTGAAATTTTACGCATTGCTCTTTCCTTCTGATTTTGTATCTGGCGGTCATTCGCTCTGGTAATTGCGCTCACCCGCAGGTTGCAGAGTGGCACCGCCCTCGATGGTAGTTGCCCGCTTTTTTATGCGGTCGAGCAACGGTGGAAGCATGTCCAAGTTCTGCTCGTTGACCACCAGAGCGGTGCCGCCGTTGGCGCGGATGGTCTCGATCTCACGCACCTGCAATGCGGTCGGCTTGTTGGTTCCGGCCTTGCACTCGATGGCGAGGAAGTGCCCGTTGATGCAGGCCACAATGTCGGGGACCCCGCTGCGGCCAAAGCCGCCAGTTGCAGGGGGGAAGTGGTATGCGCCCACTGCGTTAAGCGCGGACACGACCTTCTGTTTGACCTTCTTCTCAGGGGTCATTGCCATGATGTTTGCTCCTTGGCTGTGATGATTGCATCTCAACTATACTCTGTCAAGTGCCTCCCGTTTCCCTACTCGGGTAGGGAAGGCTCTCGACGTGCCGCACCCACGCATCCCGCATGGCACGTATGTCGCCACCGAAATGGTCAACCACGTGCTGCGGTATGCGTAAGGACACATGCTTCATAGCCGGTCGTTTACCCGGCCCCCGGCCTCGACGTTCAGCCACCGGCCTCCTCCTGTGGTTGGGGTAGGGCGAAGAACAGGCTATGCTCCGCACGTATGCCTATGTCCGGGATGAAGGTGCCGACATCGACCATTTTAAGCAGACCCAGCGGTGTGAGCAGGTGCTCAGGCATCGTCGCATCGTTATAGTGACGCACGATGTAGCCGCCGCTTTCCTGCGATTGGGCAACCATGTAGGAGTCGTTGGCTTCCAGCCGGATGAGTGTGCCAGTGTGTCCCGCGAGGGCAGTTGCTAACTCAGCAACTTCTGCGGCGTTCCGTAGAACCTCAGGGTAGTCCAAGTCCTTGACCGGCTCACCGATGAGCGCGACGAACGAGTCCCAGTTCTTAGCAGCGTAGTCATAGGCTGCACGCTCGATCTGCTGACGCGCTCTGGAGATGCGCGAATAGCTCTTGCTGTTGGTGGTGGATATTACCCCGCGCACCGAGTGGAACGCCTCGGAGGCACGCTCGGAGGGGGTCTTGAGGTGGAACGCCTTGAGGATGCGCTTGGCCGCAACCTCAATCTTGGTTGAGTAGGGTTCGCCCCGACGTTGGCGCACCAACTTGAGACGATGGTTGGAGAAGTAGTAGCGCGGCTGCTCTGGATTACTCCAGTGATACTCAACCCGGACCGTGCCGATCTCCTCGTCGATGTCGTAGATGCGGAACTCTTTGGTCTCGATACGGGTCGTATTAGCATACGCCGGAGTAGTCGATTTGAACCGCCATGTCGGGCGGTCCCGCAGCAGCCGGTGGAACAGCGGCAACATAGCTGGGTGTGCAGTCACCGCCAAATCCCGTGAGATGATGCGGTCGTTCGGGTTTTCCCACACCACGCGCTTGAGGGTGTCGAGGTAGATGTAGGTGTTCTTGATGTCGTCGATAAACATGGTCTTTGCTCCTACCAGTTATATTGCTTGAGGATGGCGTCCAGCTTGTCCTTCACGTCGATGCGGACACCGGCACTTTCTTTGATGTCGCCGATCTCAACCCCAGCGACAGCCCGCTCCAATTGGCGACGGGCCTGCTCCAGTTCGGGGTCCTTGGTGATGTTGAGGTGCGACAGCATTGCGCATAGTTCATGCGCATTGGTCAGGAAGGTATCGTGCCAGCGACGGGTATCGTCGCCGTCCGGCTCGATCAACTTGTCAGACATACGCTCCACCATGTCGTGCAGCTTGGTCCACTGCTCGTGCATGGCGCTGGCAACCCGCTCGTTGGCGTTCTGCTCGTAGCGTTCGCGCATTATCTCCAACTCCTGCGTCGGTAGGTCTACGCGAAAGTCGCCCGCCTCCGGCACTGGTGAGAACACCAGACGGAAGCCGAACTTGGACCGCATCTCTTCGACACTGGGGTAGTCAGCCGGGTCAAACAGCGCGCCGAGGTAGTTCTTGGCGGTGCTTTGCAGCGCGGGATACTCCGCCTCGAAACGGTTCACGAGGTCGAGGAAGAAGTCCTGACGCGCAGATGCCTCGGTCTTGTAGTCAAAGAATAGCGACGTAGGCAGAAGGCGAGGGCCGCGATCAGCCCACGGCATGGTGCGGGTGTTGTGCCACAGGCGACAGCCAGCAGCGTAGTCAGCGATCTGCTTGCGCATCGTGCTGCCAGCCATGAGGTTCTTGCGGAACTGACCAGCATCCCAGCCAGCGTTGTTGTCGTCGGCGACCTTGCGGCTCGCTACCTTGTCCACCTTGTTGGCGGTCCACACCGAGATGTTGAGTTCGACCAACATGGCCGAGGATGAAATGCTCATTGGCTCAATTCCTTCTTGAGGAGGTAACGCATGGTCTGCGAGATGGTCGGCTTGAACCCAAGGGTCGCTTCGAGGTCGACCGATTTCTGGTTCAGGATGGCGACGATGTCGGCGTCGACAGTGATGTTGCGGTATTTGACCACACCATCTTTTTTCCTAACGTATGCTCTTGGCATTGGTTTGCTCCTAGATGGGTGAACGGTTTCCCTACCTGAGTAGGGAAACCATCCGAGGGTCAGAGGATGTCCTGATTCTCACGTGCCCATGTGGTGAAGGCTGCGTTACGGAACGCGACCTTCTGCTTGGATGGCGACCGGGCGAGGGTGGTGCAGAACACCGCCTGATGCTCGGCGTCGAGACGGCTGATATACTTCATGATCGGGGTAATGGTTTCTTCCGTCACAGCACGTTCGAGGTTGAACAGCAGTGTGATGATTGCCCCTACAGAGACAGGGATAGCGGCTTGCTCAGGCGTGTTGATGATAGCGTCACGCGTCGGGATGTCGTCCTGATAGGCGAGGTAAGAGGTGAGGTCGTTGGCCCCAGCGTTACCAATCGTGCCGACAAGCGCGCAGAGCAATGCGTTCTGGCTGATCTTGTCGCGCTGCCAAACGATGTTGGACCCCAGTTCGAGCGAGCGCGGTGTGATGAACTTACCCTGCACGCGCTTGGGGTTATAGACGTAGGGGTTGTCAACATCGAAGTCCGCGTCACGGAAGGAAGCCAGCACGGTAGGCGTCTGTTTGACCCATGCCAGCATAGCTGGGTGGATGTTGTTCTCGGCACCCCACAGCAGCCACTCGTCGGCGTCTGACTTGCGCACTTCGACCACAGTCAGGCGGTCGAGCGTGTGGTCGAGGAAGATGTCGCCAATACCCTCTTCCGTCAGGTTGGATGTCAGGAAGACGATGCTGCCTTTGGGTAGCGGCATATCGCCAAGGCGTGGGTTGTTGATCTCCAACAGTGGGTGCATCATGTTCTGGATGGAACGCGATGCCTTGCCGAACTCGTCGAGCATGATGACGACCGGCTTGCCCAGATGCAGCTTGAGACCTGCGTTGACGAAGAACTCCATCACCTTGCGCTCCTTGTCGGGGTAAGGGATGGCGGTGTCGCCCTCGGACTTGTTGCCCATATCGAAGTAGGAATACTCGTAGTCAGGGCCGAGGAACTCGGGCAGTATCTTCATGAGGGCAGACTTACCGATGCCCTTCTCACCCCTGAGCAGGATGCGGTTGGTGGTGCCGATAGCAGCGATAAGTTCAGCGGCTTCGCGCAGCGAGAGGCGCGAGTTGATATTGATATTCGACATGTGATTGCTCCTTGGTTGTGGTTTGCCTACCCGAGTAGGGAAGGGCTTGTGGCGGGGTTGGACCCCCGCCGTTGATTATTATGTAGCACAATGTAATAATAATGTCAAGCGGCCTTGGCCTCAGGCGGCAAGCCGAACTTGGCGTTGATAGCGGAGACCTGCACCACGGGTAGGGTGCGTTGGTCCTCGGGGATGAGGTCACCGATCACCGGCATTGCCTCCGGCCATGCCTCGGCCAGCTTCTTGCCGGTCGTCATGGTGTTGAGCACGGAGAGTGCCTCATGGTAGGCGGTCTCACACACATTGTTGAACGCATCGCGTCGGATGGCGAACGCCTTAATCTCCTCGGTCAGCTTCTCATCACGACTGATGTCATGGCTCTTATACGAAGCGAGTCGGAAAGGGGTCGGCGTAAGCTGCTCCACACGGACCCAGCGGTTACGGACAAATCCGCCCAGTATGACGGTGAACCCCCCGGCATTGACGTTGAACGGCGTGTGGTTATCGAAAACCTTGGGGAACGCCTTCTCGATAGTCTCCATCGCCGCGACGATCTCGGGCGTGTAGCAGTGGTTGTAGGCTCGCTCGGCCAGTGTGCGGTTGAGCCGCACCAACTCCTTGGCCTCGTCTGTGTAGCGGTGCGCCACCAGCTTGCGGGCCATGTCTTCGCGGATACCCTTGGTCAGTCTGCTCATTATCTTGCTCCTTCGTTTGCCTACCTGAGTAGGGAAAATGACACGGTTTTTTAAAATCAACTCATGTGGATGGTCTTGCCAGTGGTGGCAGTCACGCCGGGGTTGCCGCACACGACCCAGAGGACAGGTGCGGGCCAGTTGCCGCCCCAGTCGTTGAACACCTCGCCGTCCGTCAACATGACGATACAGTCGGGGGTGATGGCCTTCTCCTTGAGATACGTGGGGACGCACGACGGGCGTGTGCCGCCGCCACCACGTGGCTTCATGCTGGATAGCATCGCGTCATAGTCACCCTGCTTATACTCCTCATGGCCGGTGACTTGGCTATCCCAGTAGAGGAGATCGACATGCTGCGGGTTGACCATGCGGGTGATGGCGACGAACTCGGACAGGATTTTCTGCATGTTGGACGGGTCGCCGCACCACATGGAGCCGGACAGGTCAGCCCCTACCACGATATGCCCAAGGCTCTCGCCGTAGGGTGTGGGTAGCAGGAGGTCCATACCGTAGAAGCGTCGGTTGAGCCTACGCCATGAGGAGGTGTCGTGTGATGCACAGGACTGGCTGATGAACTCGCGGAGCGCCTCGCGCCAGTCGATCTGAGGGCGCAGTATCTCGTTGAGTTCGGACGGCATACCGCCCTTGCCAGCACCGCAACTCTTGGCCTCGGCCTCACCACGGCGCAGCGCACTGTCGATCTCCTTGGCGAGCGCCTCCTGCTCCTCCTTGGGTAGTTCGTCGGCGTCATCCCAACCATGCTCGTCGAAGCCCTCGCCACCGTCACCCGGCTGCGTTGGGTTAGCGTTGCTGTCACCCTGCTGCTTGAGGTCGTCGAAGATCATCCGGGCCGACCATGTGCGGGTGTATTTGGGGTCATAGAGACCAAGCCGGGTGCCGTCTGGGTTGCGCGGGAACTGCACAACGAGTTCGCCGGGGTCAGCCTCTACGATGATACGGTTAACGACGTAGTCACAGGCTCTGTTAGCCAGATTCGCGTCCTCGTCGAATAGCTTACGCCAGATTTTGAGGTGGCGCAGCCCCTTGTGGACGGCCTCGTGCAGACACACGAAGCTGAGTTGCCGGGTAGGTAGTTGCTCGACAAAGGCGCGACCATAAACCTCGTCGCGGCCATTGGTATATGCCGTGCGTGTCTTGTCACACAGGCGAGTAGTGCCGATGGACATGACGCCTGCCCAGAGGCGCAGGCTAGGTATCGTGGACCGCATGACATCCAGCTTGGCCTTGGTAAGTTTGCGTTCAGCAGAAATCATGTTGGTTGCTCCTTGGTTGTGGTTTGCCTACCCGAGTAGGGAAAGGCAGCGCGCAGGGTTATCCCCGCTGTCGATTATTGTGTAGCACAATATATTAACAATGTCAAGGTCAGTCGTCGCAGTGCGGGCACATCGGGGGCGGTGTGTCCCGCGCCTCGCGCAGCCGCTCGGCCAGAACGATAGCCAGTTCCTTCCAGTCGGTGTCCGTGCCGTAGATGGATTCCTCCACCAGTTCAGAGTCGGGCATCATGCGGTAGTAGTTGCGATCCTTCATTGTCATTACTCCTTCTTTGTTAGGTGTAGTTGCCATCACCGTCGCCGTAGCCGTCGCCGTAGCCGTCGCCGTGGCCATCGCCGTCGCCATCGCCGTCGCCATCGCCGTGGCCGCAACCATCGCCATCAGCACCTTGGCTGTCACCCCAATAGCATTCGCCCTCCACGTCGAAGAACAGCAGTGACCCGTCAACTAGCTTGGCCCAGAGGAGGGTAGGTGGTTCAGTCATCATTGTGGTCTCCCCCGTCGCCGAGATCGTTACCCTCGTAGCCGTCGCCGAAGCCGTCGCCGTAGCCGTTGCCGTCGCCGTAGCCGTTGCCGTCGCCGTAGCCGTTGCCGTCGCCGTAGTCGTCATCGTAGTGACCAAAGATCAGCCTAGACCCCTCGATCAGCTTGGCCCAGAGGAGGGTAGGTGGTTCACTTGCCATCTTTACCCCCCGCCGCCGTAGCCGTTGCCGTAGCCGTTGCCCCAACCATAGCTGGGGCCGAGACCATCGCCGTCGCCGTTGTCGCCACCCTCGTAGCCGTGGCCTCCACCGCCACCGTCGCCCCAGCCGTAGCCGTCACCGCCGAGGGCATCGTCGAGGGCATCGTCATCGTCGTGACCAGAGATCAGCCCAGACTCATCGACCAGCTTGGCCCAGAGGAGGGTGGGGGGATTGCCCCCCACCGACCCGGTCACCAGTTCGGCCACTTATCGTCATCGCAGGGGATGAGGCAGATCATCGCAATCGGCACTACGGATAGCAGCGGAGCGGGAGCATCGAGCACCGTCTCCTTGGTCGGGCCGCGCACCAATTCGTTCAGCCCTTCCGTTGTGCCCCAGCGCCGCACCGTGCGGGCGTTGTGCAGATGATAGAAGTCCCCGTCGAACGTGATCGACTTGGCGACCCAGACGTGGCCAGCCGTGGCTACCACAAGAGTTGTTCCCCACTCACGCATTGTTCTTCTCCCACTGATCTTGCTCGGCAGCGGCGTTCAGCCGTTCCTGCTCCAGCATGTTACGGAAATGGTCCTTCGACAGGCCGTAGTAGCCCACCTCTCGACCGTAGTTTGTGACCGCCTCGTTGAGGTCGCGCTCGGTCTGGCGAATATCTCGGCGCATCCTGTCATACTTGCGCAGTAGTGTGGTTGCGCGGCGCTTGTTAGTGCTCATGGTATCATCCTTCCTTTTCCCTACTTGAGTAGGGAAAGCATTGTGTGGGTGTGATCTGCGTCACGCGGGTCAGACAAGCGACCCGTCGTCGTAGAACTCATACTCGTTGGCCTCGATCTCCTCGCGGATGCACTCCTCGGAGTGCCAGTGGTCGAGGTCAGCCTCGAAGTCCTTGGCCCAGTGGTGAAGCGCGTCACCAAACACCTTGCGCAGCGATACGATGCTGGCAGGGTTGGCAATCGCCGTGCGGAAAGCGTCCAAGAGGGACTCGTCCCCGCAATAGCCGGTGAACGGGCAGGACGTGGTGGAGAGGTCGTTCCACCCGTTGTTCATCAGCCATTTCCACGCACGGACACCAGACAGGTCGCCCACCTCGTCGGCATACTCCCCAACCATCTCGAACGAGACGAAGGTGCCGGGGTAGCCTACGTTCCAGTCGCGGACGCGGATGGGTGCCGCCTCGGCGAACCTCTTGAGAGAGTCCCGCCACTCGTCGCCCCAGTGGAAGTGGTCGTCGTTACGCCACCGCTCGATAACCTTGCGTTGGACAGACTCATCCAACTCATCGAACGTATATGCGGTCACAGTCATTGCTCGTGCCATGTCGTTTGCTCCTCGTTATGGCTAGTATGCTAGTCGAAGTAGGCAATGCGCTCCACGAAGAGGCGGTAGTCGCTGTATGGAGACCCGTCGTGGGTTATGTCGTTGAGTTCCTCACCGATCAGCGCGGACTCCCATGATGCCATTGGGATTGAGCGGTCATCCTCATTCTCGAACGTCTGGCTGAACCGCTCAAGAGTAGCCTGCACCGCTTGAGGGTGGTTGTAGGTGGGATACCATTTCACACCACGGTATTGGATGAGGATGAACGCTTTGTCCGGGTCTTCGGTGATCTCGGCGTCCCACTCCTGCCGCGCTTCGCTCAAGGGGTAATTCTCATCGACCCATAGCTTGAGCGCAGCGAACGGTAGGTTTTCTGGGGAGCGACTGTAAAACACCACAGTCATGTCGGAACTATAGCCCATTACGAAAGCCTCCATACAAACAGCGTGAACAGCCCGTTACCGACAGGGAACTTGGCAGAGCGCCAGCGCCAGCCGCGCACGTTGTCCTTGTTGAGGGAGTAGATGCGCTGGCGCAGGGTTGCGATCTGCTCGGCGTTGAGGATGTAGCTGCCCGACTCGGCAATAGGGAGCCGCGCGAGGTCGTTGGTGCTTGGCAGGGTGGTGATGGTGTTGGGTAGGCGGGTGCGTGTCTTGGTCATGGCTGGTCCCCTTGCGGCAGTGCCTTGATCTCGTTGAGGTAGGCGGTCACATCGCCCGGTGTGAGATGGCCCAGCACGTCGTCAGTGATGGTGGTGGAGTAGCACAAGTGCCAGTCGGCTTCCGTGCCGCGCAGCACCGCCAGTTCATATAGGCCGTTCTTGCCACCGTAGCTGGACGTCGAGCGGATAACCGACGCGCCGTAGCCGTTGGGGAAGAACATCTTCGCTTGGACACCATCGGGCATGTGGGGGTGCGGGTTGAATGTGAGGTCGTTGAACGTGGTAGTCATTGGTTTGCTCCTTTTCCCTACTCGGGTAGGGAAAGCCTACGCCGCTAGGCCCAGTGTGGTTTGCACCTCGGACAGTGCGTTATGGTGCCCGGTGTGGGTGCGGATGAAGTCCTTGAGCCAGCGGCATGTGCGAAGCTGGGTGGGCGCGTAGGGGTGGGTCTGGCTGCGGTGCTTGGACGTAGTGCGCGAGGACTTATCTTCGTTCTCATACCAGTCGAACCCGTCCCAGACGAACAGGGGCCAGTGGGTGCCGTAGCTGTAGACGACATAGAGTAGTGGGGTCTCCCAGCGACCAAAGAGTTGGTCGTTGGAGTTGGTGAAAGCCTCGCGGGCTTGGACATGGCGACGGCACTTGGTGCCGGTGGTGCGGATTGGCTTGCTCATGGTCTGCTCCTTATCTTTTGTGGGTGGGGCGCTTCTTGCCCCGACTTCTTCTGTATAGCGTAGTAACATTACAATGTCAAGTTAGTCCTCTCCCCTCCCCTCGTGCCAGAGCAGCACAGGCATGGTGATCGAAAACCAAAGCAGCACGGCCAACCACGGGGCCTCGATGAAAGTGTCAATCATTAGTCGTCCTCTCTGTTGGCCATAGCCATGACCATGGCGGTCAGTTGATCGTTCTCCATGCGGAGATGGTGGATGGTGTCGAGCGCGTCCCGGAACACCCGGTCGCGTATCTTCTCATGCTCGCGCATCGCGTCGATGCCCTTCGACCAGTTGGTCAGGAAGCGATTAGCCAGCCAAGCAAAGCCTGTCATGCCAGCCATGGTGAGGGCGATTGCGGTGATCTGCATCGGTGTCATTGCGTTGCTCCTATGAAGTGCATCCACCGGCCTAACCGGTCGGCGCGTCGATAGAGGTCGCTGTTGGCGAAGCCACCCAGTCGATACCATTCTGCCTTGGTTATGCGCATTGTGTCCTCCTTTGCCTACCCGAGTAGGGAAAGCGTCTTGGCTATGTCTGCTCTGCGTTGGACAGCCCACGCGGTGTCATAGGTGCGATGGCTGCGGAGTTGCCACTTCTCCATGATGGGTTGGCCGGTCTCGTCCTCGTCAACGCATATCCATGCCACGGTCTTGAGCACCTTGGCGAAGCGATAGCTTTCGTTCAGGAAGATGATGTGTGGGCAGTCAGGCGCGAAGTCGGAGGGTGCAAAGGTCTTTTCCGGTCGCACTGCAAATTCGAACCAGTGACCGCGATCAGCCTCACGGAAGCATCCGAGCAACAATGACACATTGTCGCCACGAGCGAAGTCGTCGTTGGTGTGTTTGGCGAAAGCCATAAGAGCGTCCTTCATCTTTTTGTTTCCCTACCCGAGTAGGGAAAGTGGGTGGCCGTTGGGCCGCGCGGGGACGGTCTGTCCCGTCCGATTGTGGTAACACATACACTAGACAATGTCAAGTAGGGGTAAGCGTCCCCAAGGGCGTGATTTTATTACAATGTAGGGTTTCTGCGGTTGTAATATTGTAATGGACCCAAAACCGGAATCTTACAAAAGAATCTTACAAAAGAAATGGCTGATTTCCGCGGGTTTCAGCGTAATTTTTTGGGTATTGTAATAATGTAATGAGAAAAAAAGAGTTTATATATATATAGGCGGAAAAAATACGGGGTTTGGCGTTTTGGGGCTGGGTGAGCGCCTCGAAAAATCCCGTGGACGCATAAACACCCCGAAAATTCGATTACATTATTACAAATGCCAAAAACCCTAGGATTCCTGCGGTTTGTAATAAAAAAAAAAGATTACAAAAGCCATTACATTAGGAAGAAAAAATTACATTAGCGCGGCTGAAATCGAGACATTCTCCACTGAGAGTGGAGAATCAGTGGAGTCGAGCGCCAACACCCAAAAATTTACCACGCGCAGGTGTCCACTGAGAGTGGAGAACCAGTGGAATCGGGGATTTTACCACGAAAGTCGATCTTCCACTGAGAGTGGAGAATCAGTGGAGTCCGCTTGCGCGGCGTGAAAAACTGTGTATCCACTGATTCTCCACTCTCAGTGGAATGGAGGAAATTATGGATTCGGAAATCAGGTTTCGCGTGCCTTCGGACTTTCATGCGGCTGCGGTTACTGCGGCTGCCGTTCGTGGCGTCCCGTTGAGCGCATTGGTGGCTATCGCCCTACATGAATATCTACATGAGCGTGCTGCGTTGATCTCTCCACCTAGCCTAGCATCAGCCCAACCTGTTGCACCTACACCAGCACCAGTAGAGACTAACTCTCGCCCGATACCACCTAACCTCACGTGGCTCACGAACGCAGACGGCTCTCGATATTACACCGACGCCAACGATGATGACTGGGCGGAGGAAGAGCTTCGCTACCTCTACGGGAAAGGGCGTGACCCGTTGGGCTACTACACCTGACGATCTTGCCTACCCGAGTAGGGAAAGGCCGAAGGCCGACCACCCCACACTTCTATCATGCTTCTATCATAGGGCGACCACCCGATGATCTATCATGCGGGCGCGCGGCCCGCGTGTGGCGCGGGCACAAAAAAACCCGGCTGGCACATTGCCAGCCGGGTTAGGGGCGTTGCGCCTAGGGCGCTAGGGTCAATCGCCAGCAAAGGCTTCGGGCTTGGCCGAAAATATCATTGCCAAAGCCCGCAAGTTGGACAGGGTGGCATTTGTGGCTGTTTCTTTGCCAGTGGCAATGGCTTTGGCAATTGCCACCGCAGCGCGCGTGATTTCTTCGGGCGTGGCGGGGCGGGTCTCTTCCCCTTCCTTTTTGGCAGGGGCATTTTGCGGGGCAGAACGCGACGACCCGGCTTTGTCTTCTGCCAGTTTCTGCAAAGCAGTCAGAGACTTAGCCGCACGCATTGCATCCGCCTTTTCACCATGTCCGCCCGACAGGACCAGCTTGCCGTCCTTAACCGTGGCGGTCATGTTTTGATCCAGAATGCCCCGTGCCGTGACAATGGCCTTGCCCCACATAGTGCGCAAGGCGGGGGTGCATTCTTTTAGTCCAAAATACTCCAACGTGAACGCGGCATTATATGCCGATTGTGCGGCCTTGCTAATCGCCCCTTCACCGTTGCGCACCCACGCGGCGCTAGTTTCGCCGAATTGTTCATGGCCGATGCACTCGACGTGATAATGCACAGAACCATCGGCGGCCTTAATATCAAAGGACCATTGACGCTTTGCAGCTTCCTCACTGGCAAGCCCCGCAACCATAACGGCTAGCGCGCTAGCGCCTTTCGCTTTGCCAGCGTCGATTTCGGCCTTGCCTTTAACAGCGGCGGCGGCGGCGAGAGGAAGCATCAACCGGGCTTCCTCACTGGATAGGGTAGCAGTTGCGAGGGTGGCAATAGTGATACGCTTTGCAGCGGCATTAGTAGTCATGATGTTTCATCCTATCTTTTGTGGCGCGGGGCACAATTCGCCCCGCCCCTTCTGTATCGGCTAAACGGTTTACAATGTCAAGCGGGGCAAGGTGCAATCGGCTAGGGGCAAGGCGCGGGGCTTCCCTACTCGAGTAGGGAAAGGGGCAAGGCGCGGGGCTTCCCTACTCAGGTAGGGAAAGCGGGGCAGGGTAGCAGTCGAAAGCTAGGGCAGGGGGGCAGGGGTCAAAAAACGGCTAATTGCGCGCCCCACAGGCCCGCCACCCCCCAAAACCACGTGAAGGGTCGCCTCCTATACATACATACTATTTTACACATCCTACGACGCAGTTTGAAAATCCGACCCCCCACCCCCCTCTTTTTATGCCAGCCGATGTGCACCTCGCGTGTTAGGAAACACCCCCCGTCAATGGTACCTTGACGATTTTGTGCCTAGGGGGGTATATATAAGGTCTGCATCCCTCAAACCGGACGCTACCCTGTTATGGCCATCGTTAAAGCCGAACCGACCGGCGAGTACCCACTCCCGTTCGATCTCGAAGAACCCCAACTCGATACCTTTTTGGATGAGATCACCGTGGCGGCGAACACCGCTGACCTGTTGGAGGAGCTTGGTGCGCCCTTAGAGGTCGATCCGGTGACATTCGACCGGGAAAAGGCGCTTATCGACGCCGTGGCGAAGGATCAGAAGTCCGCGCCTCTCAAGAACTACTCCACCGCATTGGCGGCATCTGCCTTCCTCAAGACCTACGGCCAGAATCTGGCGTTCGACGTGCATGAGGTACGTGCCGCGCTGACCAATAAGTTGATGGAGATCGCCAACTGCGGCCAGACCAAGTACGAACTCAAGGCTCTGGAGCTTCTGGGTAAGCACAGCGACATCGGCCTGTTCACCGAGCGCAGCGAGATCACGATCAACTACAACTCGCCTGAGGCTCTGGAGTCCGCCATTAAGGAGCGCGTGAAGCGCCTGCTCAACGCAGAGGTCATCGACGTCACGCCGGGTGGGATGGACCTTGATGAGGAACTGGGCATCTACGAGCGGAAACTGCCCCTCCCCGGTGAAGACTCGGACGACGATTAATGGGTTTGCGCGGACGTCCGAACTTAAAGACCATTGACGAGATCAGTCTGGCTGATCTCCCGGCCCTGCTGCCCAAGCTGCCGATATTCGAGCAGGAGAAGCTGCTGGCGGAACTGGAGAAGCTGGAGCAGTTAAAGAGCCAGCGCGACTCCCGTGAGAAGTTCATGAAGTTCGTCGGCGCTGTCTGGCCGACGTTCATTGGCGGACGGCACCATGCGATCATGGCGGATGCCTTCGAGCGCGTTGCGCGAGGGGAGTTGAAGCGGCTCATCATCAACATGCCGCCCCGACACACTAAGAGTGAGTTCGCCTCCTACCTCCTGCCCGCGTGGTTTCTCGGTCAGTTTCCCCACAAAAAGGTCATCCAGTGCTCCCACACCGCTGAGTTGGCCGTGGGGTTCGGTCGTAAGGTGCGTAACCTCGTCGATACCGAGGCATATCATCAGATTTTCCCTGATCTGTCCCTCTCTGCTGACTCAAAGGCCGCTGGCCGATGGAACACGTCCAAGGGTGGCGACTATTTCGCTATCGGTGTGGGCGGTGCGGTGACCGGGAAGGGCGCTGACGTGCTCATCATCGACGATCCGCACTCGGAGCAGGAAGCCGCACTCGCGGAAGTCAACCCAGACGTCTACGACAAGACCTACGAGTGGTACACATCTGGTCCTCGGCAGCGTCTCCAGCCGGGTGGGGCCATCATCATCGTCATGACGCGCTGGTCGAAGCGCGATTTGACCGGTCAGGTGCTGAAATCGTCCATTCAGCGGGGCGGTGATGAGTGGGAAGTCATTGAATTTCCAGCGATTTTACCCTCTGGGAAGCCCCTGTGGCCTGAATTTTGGTCGTTGAAAGAGCTTGCGGCACTCAAAGAGGAACTGCCCAACTCAAAATGGCAGGCCCAGTACCAGCAGGCACCGACCAGCGACACTGCTGCCATCGTCAAGCGTGAATGGTGGAAGACATGGGAGCGCGAGCGCCCGCCACAGTGCGAGTTCATCCTCCAGTCGTGGGATACCGCCTTCGAGAAGACCCAGCGGGCCGACTATTCGGCCTGTACGACATGGGGTGTGTTCTACCACCCCGACGATAATGGCACCGAGCAGGCCAATATCATCCTCCTCAACGCGTTCCGGGACCGGATGGAGTTCCCGACGCTCAAGCGCACTGCGGTTGAGGAGTATAAGGAGTGGGAGCCGGACTCGATCATCATCGAGAAGAAGGCATCGGGTGCCCCGCTCATCTATGAGATGCGGTCCATGGGCATACCGGTGCAGGAGTTTACCCCATCGAGGGGTAACGACAAGATCAGCCGTCTCAACGCCTGCTCTGATCTGTTTGCATCGGGTCGCGTGTGGGCACCGGACACCCACTGGGCAGAAGAAGTCATCGACGAGGTGGCCAGCTTCCCCGGTGGCGAGCATGACGACTATGTCGACTCGGTATCGCTGGCGCTCATGCGATTCCGCAAGGGTGGTTATGTGACTACTGCGCTAGACGCAGAAGATGAACCGGTGTATTTCAAGAGCAATCGACATCAGGGGTATTATTGACATGGCAGAGGTAAAAGCACTCTTCCCCATCGGGAAAACCCAGTGGCGCAAGTGGCGTCCTGACCAGCAGATCGCGTTCAACGCTCACCGTGCTGGCGGTGTGCCTTTCGCGGATGCGGTGGCGGTAGTTAACCAAATGGAGGCTCCGAAGAAAAAGAACGTGCTCGATAAGATCGAGGACGCCGTTGAGGATGTCGCCGAGGTCGCTGCTGCTGTCGCGCCTGTCGTCACTGCTGCGCGGACCATCGCGCGCGTTGCAGGCGTTACCAAGCCGAAGAAGGGTAAGTAAATGGCCATCGACAAAGCCCTCAACCCGGCCCCTATGGGTCTCTCGGCGGCTGATCTGCTCAACGCCGAGCCGGAAATCGAGATCGAGATCGAGGACCCGGAGTCTGTGACAATCGGCATAGGCGATATGGAGATCGAGATCGACCCGGACGCCGAGGAGGATGATGGCTTTGGCGACAACCTCGCCGAGGATATGGACGACGGCCAGCTTGCCGAGCTTGCTGGCGACCTGCTGGGCGAGTTTGAGGAAGACATTTCGTCGCGGAAGGACTGGATACAGACCTACGTCGACGGGCTTGAGCTTCTGGGGATGAAGGTCGAGGATCGGACTGAGCCGTGGCCCGGTGCGTGCGGGGTCTACCACCCCCTCCTCAGTGAGGCTCTGGTACGGTTCCAAGCCGAGACCATGACTGAGACATTTCCTGCTCAGGGGCCGGTCAAGACCGAGATCATCGGCAAGGAGACCAACGAGACGCGTGACGCCGCTGCCCGCGTGCAGGAGGATATGAACTACCAGTTGACCGACGTCATGGTAGAGTATCGCCCTGAGCATGAGCGGATGCTGTGGGGCCTCGGCCTCGCCGGTAACGCCTTCAAAAAGGTCTATTTTGACCCGGCGCTCAACCGCCAGACCTCGATGTACATCCCCGCCGAGGATGTCGTCGTGCCCTACGGTGCGTCCAGCCTAGAGATGGCAGGGCGTGTGACCCACGTCATGCGTAAGACCCCGAACGAGCTTCACAAGCTCCAAGCGTCGGGCTTTTACCGCGACATCGAGCTACCCGAGCCGGTCAACACCCTCGATGAGGTCGAGAAGAAGATCGCCGAGAAGATGGGCTTCCGCGCGACCACGGACGACCGGTACAAGCTGCTGGAGATGCACGTCGACCTCGTGCTGCCGGACGACAAGCTGGCCAAGGACGAGACAAAGAGTGGCATCGCCGTCCCCTACGTCGTCACCATCGACAAGGGCACTCAGACGGTCCTCTCGATCCGGCGCAACTGGGACCCGGACGACGACCGGAAGACGAAGCGCAACCACTTTGTACACTACTGCTATATCCCCGGCTTTGGCTTCTATGCCTTCGGCTTGATCCACCTCATCGGTGCGTTCGCCAAGTCCGGGACCTCAATCATCCGCCAGTTGGTCGACGCAGGGACATTGAGCAATCTCCCCGGCGGCTTCAAGACCAAGGGTCTGCGGGTGAAGGGCGATGATACTCCCATCGCCCCGGCGGAGTGGCGTGACGTTGACGTGGCTTCGGGCACGATGCGCGACAATATCATGCCACTCCCCTACAAGGAGCCGAGCCAAGTCCTCTACACGCTGTTGAACACCATCGTGGAAGATGGTCGTAGGCTGGCGTCGGCAGCGGATATGAAGGTCAGCGACATGTCGGCGCAGGCCCCTGTGGGTACGACGCTCGCCATCCTTGAGCGCACGCTCAAGGTCATGTCGGCTGTGCAGGCGCGCATCCACTACTCGATGAAGCAGGAGTTCAAGCTCCTCAAGAACATCATCCGCGACTACACCCCCGAGGAGTACAACTACGACCCCGGTGAGGGCGACCGCAAGGCCAAGCAGGGCGACTATGACCGGGTCAACGTCATCCCCGTGTCGGACCCCAATGCCGCCACCATGGCGCAGAAAATCGTGCAATATCAAGCGGTTCTGCAATTGGCGCAGGGTGCCCCGCAGCTTTACGACCTGCCATATCTCCACCGGCAGATGCTCGACGTCCTCGGGATCAAGAACGCTGAGAAGCTCGTCCCGCTCAAGGACGGCGACGACATGAAGCCGCGCGACCCGGTCAGCGAGAACATGGACGTCATCAACGGTAAGCCGGTCAAGGCGTTCATCTACCAAGACCATGAGGCCCACATCACTGTCCACATGGCAGCGATGCAGGACCCGAAGGTCGCTGCGCTGATGGGTCAGAACCCCAATGCGCAGGCCATGATGGCAGCTATGCAGGCCCACATCGCCGAGCATCTGGCGTTCGAGTATCGGCGTCAGCTTGAGGAGCAGGCTGGTGTGCCGCTCCCGCCGCCCGACGCTCAGATGGACGAGAACACCGAGCTTGCCGTCTCGCGTCTGGCCGCTGCCGCAGCATCGCAGTTGCTCCAGAAGAACCAAGCGGAGGCACAGGCCCAGCAGAACCAGCAGGCGGCACAGGACCCCATCGTCCAGATGCAGCAGGCTGAACTGCAACTCAAAGCCAAGGACGTCGAACTCAAGGAGAAGAAGCTCCAGATCGACGCCGCCGACAAGGCTGACCGTATCGAGCTTGAGCGCGAACGGCTCGACACACAGAAAGAGATCGCTGGCCTCCAAGTTGGGGCCAAGATGGCAACGGATAAGGCCAACCTGTCCGCCAAGGAGCAGATGGAAGGACTTCGCATCGGCGTCGATATTGCCCGCGAACAGTTCCAGACGCAGCAACCCCCTGTTTCCCCAACCCAGCAACCAGAGGAACGTGAATGAACAGTCCGCTAATGCTGCACCTCTCAAAAAAGGTGCAGGACGAGATCAAGGTCATCTCAGATGATCTTGCTCGCGGCACAGCCAAGGACCACGGCGAGTATAAATATGCCTGCGGTATCATCCGTGGGCTGATGGTGGCCAACGGCCTGCTCGAAGAAACGTCGAAGCGGATGGAGGACGACGATGACGATTGATCTCATCGGCACCACCACCCCGCCACTCGTCGGTCTCGACGGTAGGCCCATCACCATCAAACCCGCCGAGTCGGAAATCCCTATCGAGGACCGTCCCAAGCTCCTGCCGGACCCGTCCGGTTATCGGCTCTTGTGCGCCATCCCGGAGGTCGAGAAGGCCACCGAGGGGGGCATCCTCAAGGCTGACATCACTATCCACCACGAGGAGTTGCTGGCAACAGTGCTGTACGTGGCGAAGGTCGGCCCGGACGCTTACAAGGACGAGAAGCGGTTTCCGAGCGGCCCATGGTGCAAGGAAGGCGATTTTATCGTCGTCCGCCCGCACGCTGGCTCGCGCATCAAGATTTATGGCCGTGAGTTCCGCATCATCAACGACGATGCGGTCGAAGCTGTAGTCGAAGACCCTCGCGGGGTGTCCCGTGCTTAGCCCCGAAGAGCGAAAGGCTCGGCAAAAACTCGCCAAGCGTAAATATTACGCTAGTGAAAAGGGTAAGGCATCCAAACGTCGAGAAGAGGAGGCTTACCGGGCTTCTGGTAAACGGGCTGAGGCTGAAAAACGCCGAGAAGCCCGGCCCCTGTCAGAAGCCCGAAAAGCTGCGCGAAAGCGGTGGGCCAAGCAGAATCGGTGGTACGGAGCCGCAGATCGCGCCCATAGGCGGATGCTGGCCCGGTATCCGGTCTCGCTTACCGACAAGGTCGAAATGGACGGGATGTATCTATTCTGCGGGATGTTCCCCGGATTTGAGGTTGACCACATCGTGCCGGTCAAGGGCAAAAATGTCTGCGGTCTGCATGTCTTGGACAACCTTCAAGTCATCCCACGCACCGAAAACCGGAAAAAAGGCAACGCTTTTTGTCCGGCAGTCGCACAGTTCTGTGCCGCTTAACGGGGGCGTTACCCGTACAAAGGAGAAGACCAATGGCTACCAAGCCGACTGATGACGACTTCTCGTTCGAGATCGAGGACGAGGATGGCCCTGCGGCCAATATTGAGGTTGAAGACGATACGCCCGAAGAGGACCGTGGCCGTGAGCCGCTCCCGCAGGAGCTTGTCGAGAAACTTGAGCAGGACGAGATGGAGGAGTACTCCGAGAACGTCCGCAACAAGTTCAAGCAGATGAAGAAGGTCTGGCATGACGAGCGTCGTGCCAAGGAGCGTGAGCAGCGTGAGAAGGCTGAGGCCCTCTCGGCAGCGGAACGCCTGCTGGCTGAGAATCGTAAGCTCAAGGCAACCATGACGCAGGGCGAGCAGGCGCTCGTCGGCAGCTTCAAGCAGAACGCTGAGTTTGAGCTTTCGCAGGCCGAGCGCGAGTACCGTGACGCCTATGAGGCCGGTGATACCGACCGTATCATTGAGTCCCAGAAGAAGCTGAACTCGGCCCAGATGAAGCTCGACCGTATCTCTGGCTATACACCTACTTTACAAGGTGCAGAAGAAGAGGTAGAGTCCCCTCAACAGCAGGTACAGACACCCCAGTTGGATGCCAAAACCGTTGCGTGGCAAGAGCGTAACACATGGTGGGGCACCGACCCAGAGATGACTGCATCGGCTCTCGGGCTTCACCAAAAGCTCGAACGCGAACGTGGCCCGCAATTCATCGGGTCCGACGAATATTGGGGCGTCATCGACACAACGATGCGCCGTCGTTTCCCCGAGTATTTCGGGAACGACAAAGCGACTACTGGGAAACCCAGTCGCGCAGACACGAAACCTGCCAACGTCGTCGCACCCGCTTCTCGCAGCACATCCCCCAAGAAGATCGTGCTGAAACAGTCCCAGATCGCCATCGCAAAACGATTGGGCCTGACCCCCGAGCAATATGCTCGTGAACTCATGAAGATGGAGCGTTGAACATGGCAGAAAATCGTCTCACGCGCGAACTCGACACCCGAGTCGAAACGAAACGCCCGGAATCGTGGGCACCGGCAGGAGGGCTTCCTGAGCCTGAACGCCAGCCCGGATATGCGTACCGGTGGATTCGTGTAGCCGCCCTCGAACAGTCGGACGCCAAAAACGTCTCGGCTAAGTTCCGCGAAGGCTGGGAACCCGTACGGGTAGAGGAGCAACCTTCGCTCCGCTTCCTCGCGGACCCGAACAGCCGTTTCAAGGACAACATTGAGGTCGGTGGGCTGTTGCTGTGCAAGATTCCAACTGAGTTCATGGCTCAACGGCGGAAGCACTTCGCCAACATGAACCGTGCTCAGATCGAGTCCGTGGACAACAACTATATGAGAGAGAACGACCCGAGAATGCCCCTCCTCCGTGAGAGCCGTTCCTCGACGTCGTTTGGCAAAGGCAGATAACTAGGAGCTTGGTATGACTTACCCGAGTGTTGACGGCCCCTATGGGCTTATCCCGATCAACCTGATCGGTGGGCAGGTTTTTGCTGGTGCTACTCGTCAGATTCCGATTGCTGCAAGTTCGGCAACCGCCATTTTCTATGGTGACGTTGTTCGACTGGCTGACACCGGTACTCTGGCCAAGGACACTGGCACGAACGCTGCTACCCCTGTTGGCGTGTTTCTGGGCTGCTCGTACACCGATCCGGTGTTCGGGAAGACCTTCCGCCAATTCTACCCCGGCGGCGTGACGGCCACGGACATCCAAGCCTATGTGCAGGATGACCCCGATGCGCTGTTCAAGGTCGCTGTCGTGTCGAGCGGCACCACCATCAGCTTCGTCAACCGCACTGCGGTCGGCAACAACGCTGTTCTGGTGCAGAACTCCGGCTCGACTGCCAATGGCAACTCGCGGGTCGCTGTCAGTTCGACGACTGCCACTACCTCGACGTGGCCGTTGCGCATTATTGATGTCATCCCCGAGACCACCACTGCTGGCAACCCCGGTTCTTACACCGAGGTCGTCGTCAAGTGGAATCAGGGTATGCACCAGTACCTCAACCCAACCGGCGTCTAAGGAGACTGAACAATGGCAATTTCACGCGCACAACTCCTCAAGGAGCTTCTGCCCGGCCTGAACGCCCTGTTCGGTCTGGAGTACGCCCGCTACGGCGAAGAGCACAAGGAAATCTTCGACACGGAGACTTCTGAGCGTTCGTTCGAAGAAGAAACGAAGCTGTCCGGTTTCTCGGCGGCTCCGGTCAAGAACGAAGGTTCGGCTATCGCCTATGACAACGCGCAGGAAGTGTTCACTGCTCGCTACAACCATGAAACGATTGCCCTCGGGTTCTCGATCACGGAAGAAGCGATTGAGGACAACCTCTATGACTCGCTGTCGTCGCGCTACACCAAGGCACTTGCCCGTGCCATGGCGTACACCAAGCAGACCAAGGCCGCTTCGGTCCTGAACAACGGCTTCGACACCGATTATCCCGGTGGCGACGGTCAGCCGCTGTTCTCGAACGCCCACCCGACTGTCTCGGGCAGTGTCAACTCGAACGTCCCGGCCACCGCTGCCGACCTGAACGAAACGTCGCTTGAAGCGGCTGTCATTCAGATTGCTGCGTGGACGGACGAACGTGGCCTGCTCATCGCGGCGAAGCCGCGTAAGCTGGTGGTGCCGCCGAGCCTGATGTTCGTTGCGACTCGACTGCTGGAGACTGAACTCCGCGTGTCGACCGCCGACAACGACATCAACGCCTTGAAGTCGAACGGCTCGATCCCGGAAGGTTACACCGTTAACCACTTCCTGACCGACAACGACGCGTGGTTCCTGACCACCGACGTGCCGAACGGCCTCAAGCACTTTGTCCGTACCCCGATGTCCCAGAATATGGATGGTGACTTCGACACCGGCAACGTGCGCTACAAGGCTCGCGAGCGTTACAGCTTCGGCTGGTCCGACCCTCTGGGTATGTACGGTTCCGAAGGCGCTGCCTAAGGAAACAGGGGGAGGGGAAGAGGGAAACCTCTTCCCCTCTTTTCTTTTTGATGTTATCCATACTGAACTAGGTGATTAACCCGCACCGACTGCCCTAGCAGACGTAGTAGAGACGGTGTGGGAATGTGCTACTACACGGAGAAAGAATATGTCGAACACGACTTTCAGCGGCCCCGTTCGTTCGCAGAGCGGCTTCCAGACCATCACCGTTGCTGATGGCACCGGTACCGAGACCGTTACCGGCACCTTTGGTGCCAACAGCACCATCACCGGCAACATGACCGTCGATAGCGGCACTGCTCCGGCAGCGGGCGGTATGTCGGCGATCCTCATCAGTTCGACTGCCAACCTCGGTATCTATGTCGGCTCGGGCGCTCCGACTGTGGCAGCGGCCAAGGGTTCGCTGTATCTGCGCACCGATGGTAACAGCACCAGCACCCGCCTGTACTCCTCGGACGGCGGCACCACTTGGATTGCGGTCACCACTGCTTCCTAATCCGAAGGTGCTGTATGCAGTCCCAGAAGAGCTACGATCTAGCGGGTAAGAGCATCTTCATTGCTCTACCCGCCTATGACTTCAAGGTGTCCTTGAAGTTGGCGGTGTCGCTTGCCCGCTTTGCGCAGGCAGCACCGCAGCATGGCATCGACATCCAGATTGGCAGCATCTGCGGATGCTCCGTCGTCTCCCGCGCCCGCAACCTGATGGCGCAGGACATGCTGGATTCAAAGTGCGACTACCTGATCTTCATCGACAGCGACATCAACTTTGAGCCGGATGACATCCTGCGCCTGATGGCGTGGGCATCCGACCCAAGGAAGGGCATTGTCGCCGCCGTGCCGCGCACGCGCAGCGAAGATAAGGTCTACATCGCCACCCTCGATGCTGATGGGAACGGCGACCTCACCATGAACGGTATGGGCCTTGTCCGTGCCCAACGTGTCGCCACCGCCTTCATGATCGTGCGCCGTGAGGTGTTCGTGACCATGACCGAGGCCCACCCCGAGTGGAAGTACTACGACAAGCGCAGCGACCGTGTGGTCCCCTGCCTGTTCGACTTCGAACTGGCCGAAGAGGGTTATATCGGCGAGGACTTCCTGTTCTGCGACCGTGCCCGTGAGCTTGGCTTTGAGGTCTGGGTCGACCCGTCGATCACCCTCGGCCACATGGGTGTGCAGGAGTATGTCGGCAACTTCGGCACCGACGTGCTCTACCCGATGCTCGCACCGAAAGCGGAGGCAGCGTAATGGTCAAGACCCCCGCATGGCAGCGCAAAGAGGGCAAGAACCCTGCTGGGGGTCTCAATGCCAAAGGTCGCGCGGCCTACAACAAGGCGAACCCCGGCAAGCCGGGTCTCAAGCCACCAGTGTCCGCTGGG